GATAAGGAAAAACGAAACAAGAAGGATGGCGCGGTGCCGCGCAGGGCGGGTTTTGGGGTATAGAGGAGATTAAGAATATGAGGGAGAGAGACGTAGAGCAGAAATTAAGGAGCGAGGTAGAAAAGAGGGGTGGCAGGTGCTTTAAGTTTTTGTCTTCCGTATCTGGTGTGCCAGATCGGCTGCTTTTACTTCCCGGTGGTCTAGTAATTTTCGTGGAACTGAAGAAAGAGGGCGAGAAGCCAAGGAAGCTGCAGGAGGTACAGATGCGAAAAATAAGGGAATTGGGGTTTCATGTCCGGGTCGTGGACAGCGAACAGGGAATTCAGGAATTAATGAGGGAGATAGAAGATTGGAAAAGTTAAAGAGGGAGAATATGCACGAGTACCAGAGGTACTGTGTGGATTTCATAGAGACCCATGAAGAGGCAGCTGTATTGTTGGATATGGGACTGGGCAAAACAGCGATCGCACTGACTGCAATCTTTGATCTGGTCTATGACTTCTTTCTGGTGAGAAAGGTGCTGGTGGTGGCACCGCTTAGAGTGGCGAGAGATCAGTGGATCGCGGAAGTCGGAAAATGGGAGCATTTGTCGGATTTGAGGGTAAGCGTGGTGGTAGGTAGTGAACAGGAGAGAAAGGTCGCACTTATGCGAAGCGAGGATGTGTATGTGATAAATCGTGAGAATGTGGCATGGCTGGTAGAAAAAAGCGGAGCCGTTCTGGATTTTGACATGCTCGTGGTGGATGAGCTGAGTTCTTTTAAGAATTCAGACAGTAAGAGGTTCAAGGGGTTGATGAAATTAAGACCGAAGATAAAAAGAACGGTAGGTCTGACAGGCACACCTGCATCCAACGGCTTAATGGATCTCTTTGCTGAGTATAAGCTGCTGGATAAGGGAAAGCGGCTGGGAAGGTTCATTACGAGGTACCGGGCTGATTACTTCAAGCCGGACAAGATGAACGGAGCAGTGGTCTACTCCTACAAGCCGCTCCCGTTTGCTGAGGAGGAAATCTATAAAAAGATTTCTGACATGACCATTTCCATGAAGTCTACGGATTACTTACAGATGCCGGAAAAGGTCGTGACCGAGTGTATGGTCACGATGGATGAAAAGGAAAAGAAAAAATATGATGAGCTGAAAAAAGAATTGGTGCTGAACATGGGGGAAGAAAACGAGATCACAGCAGCAAATGCAGCTGCTCTCTGCGGAAAACTATCCCAGCTGGCGAATGGTGCAATCTACACCGATGACAAAAAGGTGATGCAGTTCCATGATAAAAAGCTGGATGCCCTGGAAGACCTGATTGAGGCCGCCAATGGAAAACCGGTTCTGGTAGCGTACTGGTACCAGCATGATCTGGAACGGATCAGGAAAAGACTGGATGAGAAGAAGATCGAGTATGACAAGATCGACAGCGGCGAGAGCATTAAGCGGTGGAATGCCGGTCAGCTTCCGGTCGGTCTGATCCACCCGGCTTCTGCCGGTCATGGGCTGAATCTTCAGAGCGGCGGCAACTGTATCATCTGGTTTGGAATCACATGGTCGCTGGAACTTTACCAGCAGACCAACGGAAGATTGTGGCGGCAGGGACAAAATTCTCAGACGGTGGTTATAAATCATATCATCACATCTGGCACTATAGATGAGAGGATTCTCCGGGTGCTCAAAGGTAAGGATGCGACACAGGAGGAGCTGATCGATGCAGTAAAAGCTAACTTAGGAGGATAAAAAGATGGCAAGTGAATTTGAACCGTATGAGAATCTGGCTAATGCGATTATTATTTCGGCAGCAGAGGACTACCGGGTCGCACTCCGCAGACAGATGCGGCATCCCGACGGTCAAGAGACAAAACACACAGTGGACCGTTTGGAGAACTTTTTCCGATCGGCATGGTTTGGAGTGTTGACGGATGTTGACGGTGAGTATCTGATGGCCCGTATCAGAAAAGAAGTTGAAGCAGCATAAAACGGGAAACGATGACAAACAAAGACAAAACATGCCAATCCGAGTGGAATAAAAATTCGGAGGTATGCAAGATGAGCATTATGTGGAAGTACCTGGATAAGAGAGCGGCAGCAATTAAGGCTATCGGTGACTACGATAATATGCAGTTCATTATCCGCAATACAAAAGATGAGATTACGGTTGAGAGTGACAGAATGGTGGGTGTGGGAAGCCCGAACATGGATGGCATGCCACACGCCCACAATCCGCAGGCGGGAGAGGAGAGGATTCTGGATGGCATCGAGAAAATTGATATTCTGAAAGAACGGTATCGGCAGGCGGTCGAGTACATGGACTGGTTTCAGCCAGCGTGGGATGGTCTGACGGAAGATGACAAGTATGTTCTGGAATGCTTCTATCAGACGGAAAGCAGCGATGTGAATCTGATCTGCGACCACTTCGGTATTGAACGTTCCTCAGCTTATAACAAAAAGAACCGTGCGCTGGACAAGTTGGTCACACGGCTCTATGGCAAGGATTGATTCACGGGGCTCCGAAAGGGGCCTCGATTTTTTTTGCCGTTTTGTGGATTTTTTGTGATGAGTAAAATCGTGGACGACTTTATGGCAGGAGTGTGTTATGATGGGAGCATGAAAAAAGGCCAGACGAGAATGGCCGGAGCAAATGAGTAAAATCGTGGACGACATGGCGGACAAAGTGTGCTATGCTAGTACCATGAAAATAGGCCCGGAGGAAATCCGGGAGAGCAGAAGCCTTGGAGGATTGATTCCCCCAGGGCTATTTTTATGCCCGGAAGGGGGAGGATAAGATGGGCAGAAAGAACCGACCTGTAAAAATACGTAAGAAGTCGCTTCCTGATGTCACCAGAATTCAGCCGCCAAAGCGGATGGACATCTGGTACGCACATTTGAGAGAGAACACTGGAACCTCAGTGCAGGAGGGCAGTCGTCCGGTGCTGGTCATCAGCAATGATATGGCAAATAAGAATTCTGATGTGGTCACTGTGATCCCGCTGACTAGTCAGATGAAGAGAATTGAACTGCCGACGCACTGCATTATTCATGATCTGCTGGACGAGGATTCTGTTGTTCTGGCAGAGCAGATCACTGCAATTCCGAAGTGGAGATTACACAGGAAACTGTGCAGCTGCACGGATGAAGTGCAGGTAAGTGAAATAGAAAGAGCTGTAAAGGTACAGCTTGGATTGGAGGACGAAACCAATGAGTAAGATCATCACCTGTGAACAGGTCAGCAATGGCCATCCAGATAAGATCTGTGACCAGATCGCAGATGCCATCGTGACCGACATTCTCCAGCATGACAGGAACGCCCGTGTGGCGATCGAGTGTCTGCTGAAAAAGAGCCAGCTCTTTATTGCCGGCGAAGTCACCACCGATTATCGGCCAAACTATCAGCAGATCGTTCACGATGTGTTCAACCGCATCGGTACCGAAAAGTTGGGGTGGAATCTGACCGAGCTTCTTCGCATCGGCATTCTGGTGGACAAGCAGTCGCCGGATATTGCGCTTGGTGTGGACAAGGGCGGTGCCGGTGATCAGGGAATTATGTATGGCTACGCCACCAACGAGACGGCAGAGCAGATGCCGATCCCGTACATGGTCGCCACCAAGTTCCTGCAGCTGTTGAAGGACCATCCGTCTAAGATGTTCCGGGCAGATGCCAAGGCGCAGGTCAGCTACGATTACGACACCGGTCGTATCACCACCTTCCTCTGCTCCGTGCAGCACAGCCCGGATGTGGAGGTCAGCGACTTCCGGCACATCATCGAATCCATGATGGTGCTTGCCGCCTGCGAGTATGGACTGGACGGTGATTTCACGAAGCTGGTCAATCCGACCGGTCGTTTTGTGCTGGGTGGCAGTTACGCTGACTGTGGTGTGACTGGTCGGAAGCTGGCGTGCGATACCTACGGCGGCATTGGTCGCATGGGTGGCGGTGCTCTGAGCGGTAAAGACCCCACCAAGGTGGACCGCTCTGCAGCATACATGGCGAGGAAGATTGCCAAGGACATTGTGCAGGCGGGCTACGCTGACAAGTGCGAAGTCCAGCTGGCTTACGCCATCGGCGTGGTGCAGCCGGTCGGTGTGTCGGTGGAGTGCTTCGGTACGGAGCATCAGTCCCTTGACTTCATCGAAGCCTACGTCCATGACAGCTATGACCTGACCCCGCAGGGTATCATCAAGCGGCTGGGACTGCTGGATGTAGATTACAACAAGGTCAGTGCTTACGGTCACTTTGGTAAGGCTGGTCTTCCGTGGGAGGACTGACCCATGCCGTACAGACCAAAGACACCGTGCCGTCATCCCGGCTGCCCGGAGCTGGTGGAACCCGGCCGGCTTTACTGTGAGAAGCACCTGCCTCTCCACCCAGAGGTCATTCGCCCGGCGGCGAAGCGTGGATACAACAGGCGGTGGCAGAAAGCCAGAAAGTCGTATCTCGAAGCACATCCGCTCTGTGTGCAGTGTGCCAAGCAGGGCAAGTATGTCCGGGCAACGGTGGTGGATCACATCATTCCGCACCGTGGTGACCAGAAACTTTTCTGGGACCAGAACAACTGGCAGCCACTCTGTAAGAGCTGCCACGATAAGAAGACGCTGACAGAGGACATCAACCCGACCTACACCTACTGACACCCCCGCCGGGGCCGGGGTCACTTCTCTACAGTGAAGTCACACGGAGACCGGTGCGCCCTTTTCTGTGAAAAACCGCAAAATTCATAGGCCGGGGGTCAGAGGAATAACGGCGCAAAATGAAACAGGAAAATGTACAGGCATCGGAGCTTCGGTTCCGGTGCCATTCTTTTTCCCCGAAATGAACCAAAGTGTGTGAAACCTCTCGTAAACAGGGAGCTTTCGCACATTTTAGCTTGTTCCGGGAGGAGCAGGGGCGAGCGGGAATCGGCCGCCGCAACAACGATCCAACCTGGCGGGGCAGTGCCGATTTCCACTTCGCCGCTTTTCGTATGAATTATGAGATTTTTCTAAGAAACCGCCGAAGAAACGGCGAAAAATGAGAGTGAGGTGAGGGCAGATGGAAGATTACACGGCTGAGATGATCAGGGACATGGCTTTTTCTTTCTGCCCTCAGTGCGGTACGGCAATCGTACCAAATCATAAAGGCAGACCCCGGAAGTTCTGCTCTCCGGAATGCCGGTCACGGTGGAACAACACCCATCCAAAGCCGGAGAACTGGAAGACCGTGCGGTCGAAGATCTGCCCGGTGTGCGGCGGGGAGTTTTCCTACCGGCACCAGTATGGTCTGGAACGGAAATATTGCAGCCGTGCCTGTGCAAACAAAGGACGCTGGAAGGAGGGCGATGCAAATGGAAGAACCGCTGAACATAGAACGTGATGTGGTAAAGAACGGTGTCCGGCTGGACTGTGTGTTTGAGGGCTATGAGTACCGCCCGGAGAGAGAAGAAGTCCGAAGCCAGCGGCTTGCCGGGTTTGAGTGTTCAGAGATCGCAGAAGACACAGGGTTTTCTTTGGAACAGGTCACGGATTACTGCCGGGAACTGGGGTTGCCGGAAACAGGGAGCTGCCAGTTACAGCCGCCGGATGGGTCGGGGGAACGGCGCTGCCCGGTGTGCGGACGGATTCTCGTGCAGAGAGGGAACAGTGGTCGGAGACGGTTCTGTTCTCCTGATTGCCGGGAGGAATATTACAGGCAGCATAAGTCTTTCCGGATCGCGGTCTGTAAAAACTGTGGAAGGGAGTTCCATGCCGTAGATGAAGGAAAACGGCAGCGGAAGTTCTGCAGTCTGAATTGTTATTGGGATTATCGATACGGGATGAAGGGAGTGGATGAGGATGAGTAAGATTATCGTTGTGTTTCCGATGTTCAACACCGGGGGTATCTGTGTACATGCGATTGACGATGCGGAAGATAAGGTGCTGGCATCTGTGAACGGGGAAAACCCGGAATGGTGCGAGATGGCTGAACAGCCGCAGGAAGATGGCGAGGAGATGGAGTCGGGCTTTGTGTTCGGCTCCTTTTTCGTGCCGTTCTCCGGGGTCATGCGCGTGTGAATCTGAACGAGGAGGAGCTTACATGAAAGCAACCGCTGAACTGAAAATGCTGCCGGTTTCCGTACTCAAGCCGGCCGCATACAATCCCCGGAAAAAGCTGAAGCCGGGGGACAAGGAGTACGAAAAAATCAAGAACTCCATTACGGAGTTCGGGTTCGCTGATCCGCTGGTGGTCAATGCCGATATGACGATCATCGGCGGCCACCAGCGTCTGACCGTTGCGATGGAGCTGGGCTACACTGAAGTGCCTTGTGCGGTGGTGGACATCGACAAGACCAGAGAGAAAGCCCTGAACATTGCGCTCAATAAGATCACGGGTGCATGGGATGATTCCCTGCTGGCTGACCTGTTGAAAGATATCGAAGATTCCAACTTCGACCTTGGCAAGACGGGCTTTGACCCGCCTGAGATCGAGACGCTGTTCAACAAGGTACACAGCAAAGAAGTCAAGGAAGATGACTTCGATGTGGAATCCGAGCTAAAGCAGCCATGCTTCTCCAAAGAGGGCGACCTCTGGCATCTGGGAAAGCACAGCGTTCTGTGCGGCGATTCCACCAAAGCAGAATGCTACGACACCTTGATGGATGGCACCAAAGCCAACCTTGTGCTTTCGGACCCGCCTTACAATGTAGACGTGGAAGAAACGGCCGGCAAGATCCTGAACGACAACATGGGCGATTCGGAATTCTACCAGTTCCTGCTGGCAGCGTTTCAGCAGATGCACGAGCATCTGGCCGATGACGGCTCTATCTACATTTTCCATGCAGACACCGAGGGACTGAACTTCCGAAAGGCATTCAAGGATGCAGGGTTCTACCTGTCCGGGTGCTGTATCTGGAAGAAGAATGCTCTGGTGCTGGGCCGCAGTCCTTACCAGTGGCAGCACGAGCCGTGCCTCTACGGTTGGAAACAGAAGGGCAAGCACCAGTGGTATTCCGACCGGAAGCAGACGACTATTTGGGAGTATGACCGGCCGAAGTCCAACAAGGACCATCCGACCATGAAGCCCATCGGCCTGATGAGTTATCCCATCCGCAACTCGACCATGACCAACGGCATCGTTCTCGACCCGTTCCTCGGCAGCGGCTCGACGCTGATTGCCTGTGAGAAAACCGACCGTGTGTGCCGGGGTATTGAGCTGGACCCGAAGTTCGTGGATGTTATCGTGAAGCGGTACATCGAACACAGCGAGGGTCACTACGATGATGTGTATGTTATCCGGGATGGTCAGAAGCTGAAGTTCGAGGAAGTAGCAACCTTTGAGCCGGAAAGCGAGGACGCCGATGCCTGATGTGAAATGCGTTCTCATCCATGACAACTTCCAGAACTTCAAGTCCTACAACATCCCCAAGGCGCAGCTGGTGATTGCAGACATTCCGTACAACATCGGTACGGATTTCTACGCCAGCCGGCCGGACTGGTATGTAGATGGCGACAACAAAAATGGGGAGAGCAGTAAGGCGAGGAAGGCAGCGTTCAATACCGACTTCACTTTCAATATCGCAGAGTATTTCCACTTCTGCAACCGCCTGCTGAAGAAAGAACCCGGCACGGGTGAAAAAGATGCGCCGTGCATGATCGTGTTCTGTGCGTTCCAGCAGATCCCGAAAGTAATCACCGAAGCCGAGAAATACGGCTTCAAGAATTATATCCCTCTGGTGTTCTGCAAGAACTACAGTCCGCAGGTGCTCAAAGCCAATATGAAGATCGTGGGCGCAACGGAGTACGCGCTGGTGCTGTACCGGGGCAAGCTCCCGAAGTTCCGCAATCTCGGTGAGGACGGTAAGTCCCACATGATCTTCAACTGGTTTGACTGGAAGAGAGATGGGAAGGAGTATCCGAAGATCCATCCCTCCCAGAAACCAATCTCCGTGATGAAGCGCCTGATCGAGACTTTCACTGACCCCGGCGATGTGGTCATTGACCCGTGCGCTGGTAGCGGCTCGACCCTTCGTGCAGCACGAGAGCTGGGGCGCAACAGCTATGGATTTGAAGTATCCAGAGATTTTTACCAGAAAGCCAAGGAGCAGATGCTCGGAGAGGAGGATGGCGGATGAACACAGAACAGAATAAGCCTTTGACCCTCGGCAGCCTCTTCGATGGCTCCGGGGGTTTTCCTTTGGGCGGTCTTTTGACCGGGCAGATCACTTCGCTGTGGAGCAGTGAAATCGAGCCGTTTGCCATCCGGGTCACGACCAAGCGTCTGCCGTGGGTGAAGCATTACGGTGATGTGTCTGCTATCAGCGGTGCAGACCTGCCGCCCGTGGACATCATCACTTTTGGTTCACCCTGTCAGGATATGTCCATCGCCGGTAAGAGGGACGGTCTGGATGGTTCACGGTCCAGCCTGTTTTACGAAGCAATCCGAATCGTGAAGGAAATGAGGTGTAAGACCAATGGAGAAAAACCAAGATTTATCGTCTGGGAGAATGTGCCAGGGGCCTTCTCCTCAAACAAAGGACAGGACTTCAAAGCAGTCCTCGAAGCCGTCATCGGTGTTAAAGAACCGGCCGCCACGGTGCCTGCGCCTGAGAAGAAAGGATGGCCCGACGCCGATTACTATGTGGGAGACGGATGGAGCGTCGCGTATCGAGTTCTTGATGCACAATGGTGGGGCGTTCCCCAAAGAAGAAAACGCATCTACCTTGTCGCAGATTTTGCAGACCAGAGTGCCCCAAAGGTACTATTTGAGTCCGAAGGCATGTCTCGGTATTCTGCGGAGGGCTTCCGTGCGTGGCAAAGAGCTGCCGCCGGTGCTGAAGGCAGCATTGGAGAGACAGGCTGCTGTGGATTCGACGGATACAACGGATGCCTGACAGGAAATGTATCCTCGACCATCGGTGAAAACTGCGGGATGTCTACAGGCCGAAATAGTGTGGTGGTCCTGAACGACCAGGGCGGCACACAGATGGATGTTTCCGAAGATGTGACCGGGACCCTCCGGACGCAGGAGCATGGGCATCAGCCTTGTGTTCTGGAAGCAGCCGGCTTCTGTACCGAGCATTCGGCAAATGCCAGAAGCATCGGGTATGAGGAAGAACGGTCGCCAACCCTCCGGGCTAGGGTCGTGCCTGCCGCCATCGCATTGGAAAATCATCCAGCGGATAGCCGAGTGAAGATTTCCGAGGATGGCAAGGTGCAGACACTGACAAGTCGGTGTGGGACAGGAGGCGGCAATGTCCCAATGGTCATGGATACAGTTGAGAACTCCCCGGCAGTCACATTGAAGATCCGTTCTGGGTGTGAGGGCGGCGGCAAGGGAGCCATCTGGCAGGAAGAAAAGTCTGCTACTCTTGGCTGTAACAATGACCAGACGCTATTCGTTCCCAAGTGCTATGGTGTCTGCTCGAAAGCCAGCCATTCCATGATGTCCGACAATCCGCACAGTGGATTCTATGAAGCCGAAACTTCCCGGACGCTGGACCGCAGCGGCGGTGACCCGACGTGCAATCAAGGTGGGCTGTGTATCTGTGAACCTGTTGTCTGCGTGGATCAGGGCGGTGGTAAGTCGAACTGCACAGTGGATGAACGGGTGGCACCACCCCTTGCCTGTACCCACGGTGGCGCACCGGCTGTTGCCTTTACCCAGAACCAGCGGGATGAAGTCCGGAATCTAGGGGATAAGTCAGCGGCACTAGCAGCAGAGCCGGGGATGAAGCAGCAGACCTTTGTGGCACAGCCGGAAGATGTGACGGCTTTCCATGTAAACCAGCGCAATGAGCTGATCGACCTGCATGGTAAGTCCGGTGCGCTTATGGCAACCCGGAGCGACCAGATGCAGACCTTCGTCCTGCAGGGCAACATGATCGGCCGCAAGGACGAGAATGGTCCGCAGGGAGATGGCGTCAATGAGGATGTATGCTTTACCTTGGATGCGACAGACCGACACGCAGTCTGCACACCGGAAGATGTGTATGCCATGACCACCGGCTCCTTTATGAGAATAGAGGAAAATGTATCTCCGACCCTGATGGCAAGGGATTACAAAGACCCGGCCACCATCGCACCGGTGCCGCATCTGAACGAGGGTGTTATGGGAACGGTGGCAACCGGAGCACATCCAAGCGGTTTTAACGGGCAGGACGCTTTTAATGACCGGCTGGTCATTGACAACCCGGAAGTACAGCCTGCACCTGTGACCTACACCGTCCGCCGCCTGACACCGACAGAGTGTGCCAGACTGCAAGGCTTCCCAGACTGGTGGTGCAGAAACCTTGGAACGGAAAATCCGACTGAGGAGGAGCTTGCATTCTGGGCAGATGTGTTTGAAACGCACCGTAAGATCGTGACACACGCGAAAAAGCCGAAGACGGAGAAGCAGATCCGTAAATGGCTCACTGACCCTTATACGGATTCGGCGGAATACCGTATCTGGGGCAACGGCATTTGCTTGGCAAACGCATTTTTTGTTCTGGCCGGCATCGCATGGTGCGCAGGACTGGAAGAATAAACTGGCCCGCTATATTACTAGGTAGGACAACTACCCGATGATATGGTGGGCTTACATATTGGTTCCATTTACACAACAGGTTTTGCAGTCCATTGTGTAAATGGTCGAACATGAAGAATATCGGAAAATGGCCTTGCTATTTGCTCGGTTTAGAGCGATATATGTGCTACCGAAAAGAACATCGGGATGCACAAAAACAAAAGAACAAGCAAAAGGAGCGATGAATTATGTTGAAATTTGAACTGAACGTAGCCGAGCGCAAGACCCTCGCAAAACGCATGGAGGACCTGACGGGCATCCACCCTTACTACACCAAAGCACCGCTGTACTCCTACGACATCGGCAACTACACCATCGACCGGGATGGCAACCTGCTGGTCGAACCGGAGAATGCGGATGCCGAACTGCTGACGACCCTGCTGAATGAGGGTTTGATCCGCGGCGGTGAGAGCATCGAGGATGCGGATGCACAGAACCAGCCGGAGAACACAGAGCTGACTGTGGATGAGGAGCCTGTGACCGAAGCGGAAGCAGAGGAAGTGGAAGCCGAAGAAGCAGAACAGCAGACCGATGCAGAGCAGGAGATTCTGGATGAGCAGGAAGCCGATGATGTGGATACCACAGAACCGGAGGAGTCTTCGGAAACCGAAGCCGGGGAAGCACAGGAATCGGATGATATGGCAGCGGATGGTACAGCAGAGGATGCGCCGGAAGAAGAGCCGGAGAATGAAGAACCGCAGGAAGCAGAAGATCAGACGGATGAAGTTCCTCTGGATTTGGAGCTTTCCTTCCCGGTCAGCCAGCACAACGGCGTGACTCTCCGCAACCTGGTCAACCTTCTCTACAGCCGCGGTAAGCTCATCGGAAAAGCGACTGGCGGACACTTCCATGTGGATGAAGGGCTGGTCGAAAAGCTGAAGGATGACAGCTGCACCTTTGCCATTATGAACTTCATCAATGCGGTCAGCAATTATGAAGCCGAGCATGGTGTGGCACTGGAAGGTCTGAGAATTACCACCGAAAAGGTCACCTTTACCGGCTTCCCGACTGCACCGGACCACGATCACCTGACGGCTTTCGCACAGCTGGCCGTCCTGATGAACCAGCAGGCCATCAGCCAGAAGCGCATCCAGGCAAAGGCTGTCAATGATGAGAATGAGAAGTACGCACTCCGCACTTGGCTCCTGCGGCTGGGCATGAACGGTCCGGACTTCAAGGAGACCCGTAAGATTCTCATGGAGAGACTTTCCGGTCATGCGGCTTTCCGCACGGATGAGGAAGCACAGAAGTTCCTTGCAAGGGAAAAGGCAAAGCGGGATGCCCTGAAAGCCGCGAAACAGGCGGTACAGGAGGGCGGTTCCTCCGCTGGGGAAACGGTCGAGCAGGATGCAACCCAGCCGACACAGCCCGACTGTGGGGCAGACACGGCGCAGATGATGGAGGCGGGAGCGTAAGCTCCCAAGCCCCAATGGGGGCCGGAAAATATGCGAGACCCTCTTCCATTGTACCGATATTAACTCGATAAATGTACATTATCAAGCGGATAAACCGCAGAAATGTACACGATCTTTCACCCTCATATTTGTCGAATATATGTTCTTTTATGGCCTTGATAAATGCGAGAAACAGCGGCATATATACAGTGCCGCCAGACAAGAGCGGAAAAGAAAGGAGTGCGAAATTTTATGAAAAATAAGATGAAAAGAAAGAAATACTACATCGCTTACGGCAATAGCCTGTCTGTAGGACAGATGATGCAGAGGTGTCCGGGGGCACAGATCGTGGGGCAAGCGGTGCTTGTGGGCTGGGAGCTTTTATTCCGGGGGTGCGCAACCATCGCACCGAATCCGAAGAAAAACACACCGGCTCTGGTGTGGAAAATTTCGGAGAGGGATGAGAGGTGTCTCGATGCCTACGAGGGCTTTCCGCACAACTTCCGCAAGGAATACTTGAGCATTGAACTGCTTCGTGAGGGTGCAGAACCGGAAATTGTGACTGCGATGACTTACATCATGGAGAAAGACTTCGGGTGCTGTGCGCCGAGTCCGTATTACTACAAAATCCTGAAAGACGGCTACAAGGCATTCCACTTCCCAATGCATATCCTCGAAGATGCGCTGAAGAAATGTAGGAGCGGAGAGGCCGGTCGGCAGATGAGCAAGGAGGGACAGAGATGAGTTGCCCTGATAGAAAGACAGTTGAACGCCTCCGGGCAGAATACCCGGTGGGATGCCGCATTGTCCTCGATGAGATGGATGACAAACAGGCTCCGAAAATCGGAACGCAGGGAACCTGCATGGGAGTCGATGATGCCGGAAGCATTATGGTGTCGCGGGACAGCGGCGGCAGCTTGAATGTTGCCTACGGCGCGGACAGTTGCCACCGTGTGGCTTCGGAGGGAGAAATCAAGGAATCCCTCGACCACCTCGGTAAAACGCGACAGACCGGCCCACGCTGCCCTAGGTGCGGAGCAAAGCCGGACTGTTACGATCATCAGCAGCAGGCACTCAGCAGGAGGGCAGACATCCAAGTTTGTAACCGCTGTGGAAACATCGAAGCGATGGAAGATTTCGCTGGAAACAAGAGTCTGCTGGCAGACTGGGCAATTGTGAAAGCGGGGTGGGTCGAATGAAAGTGCTTTTGATTAAGCCGATGGAACATCCGCAGGTGGTGGATATTGAGGATTCTCTGGATGAATTTTACCGCATCCTCGAATGTGACTGCATTACGGCAGCCTACCCTTGGGCAGACCGGGTTGCATTGGTGACGGATGACAATGGAGGATTCACCGAGAAGTCATTCAGCAGATACATCCCAGAACTGGAGCAGCCCATCAAGGGAAACTTCTTCCTTTGCGGACTGGGGGAGGAGAACTTCACAGAATTGCCGGAAAACCTCATCCGAAAATATACGGAACGCTTCTGGGGGCCGGAAGCATTCGTCAGTATGTTCGGTCAGATGAGCATCATCCGGATGGATGACGGAACAAAGCCAGAATAAGAAAAATAGCCCTCTCGGAAATCCGGGAGGGTTTGGTTTGAGCTGAAATGGGGCCTCGAAATAACGAGATCCCTCTTCCAGTTTACTGTATCTTAACTCTGGATAGCAACAATAGCAAGCAGAACCGCTGCCATAATGTACACAAACATCTGACAGTGGTTTTGTGTATCCGAACCAACGAAAGCGAAGGATACGAGGAACAGCCCCAGCTCATGCTGGGGAGTCCCTTTGGAAAATTTCTTTAGAAGAAATCCCTCATGCTCATGCCGACTTCGTTGAGCTGTTCCTCCATGCTGCGGTAGTGACATTCTTCCTCGGTTTCTTCTTCCTCAAGCTCCTCTGGGAAAGGGTCGTGCTTCCAGCCGCCTTTTCTGTATTCTTCTTCTCGGATGTCGTTGCGGTCGTAAATGTCCAGCTCATATTCTTCTTCAAGCTCTGCGATGCGTTCCTCGATGATGCTTTCAATTTCGGTAATGGTCTTTTTCATGGTCTGTATCCTCCGTTTTCGTTTGTTTTTCTTTGCTTTCGTTGTGTGTATAATGCCGCAGAAACACATATATAGCAAGCAAATTCGGAGGCATATATGTACCAAACATGGCATTGAATCCTTGTCGATAATATGAGGTTTTATGGCCTTGCTATTATCCGGCTCTGACGGTAATATAGGCACACCGAACCGGAAAGGAGAAATGAACATGGAACGGTATACCTACGAAATTGCCTTTACGCGGCTGGATGGCCAGCTCGATGGGGCGCAGCAGTTCACGGATGAGGCTTATGCAAGAGAACTCCTCCGGATTTTTGATGATCCAGACTGTGCAGAGTTCTACAGCCGCATCCAGCTGACCCGCCATGACAGGAAAACCGGTGCAGATGAAATTTTGGAAACCCTGAATTTTTGAGGAGGATATGAACATGGAAAAGAAATGGAACAAGACCCGCTTAAATGCGCTGGCGGCAGATTTTGACAATGTGGCATCCCGCTGCCAGATGGTGCAGGAGTTCGGAAATTACCCGGATGCCCTGTGGGGTGAAAATGAAAACGGGGAGAAAGTAATGCTCAGCATCTGCAAGGACGGAATCACCGCGCGTGTATTCCAGAAAAATCAATGGGTGCGCGTCAACGAGTATGATGCCAAAGGGTATATGACCGGCGAAACCTATGAGGGCCGTTGGGCAGAACTGCCGAAGGCTGCGGAGGCGGAATCAACAGAGGACTTGAAACTTTCAGATGAGCAGACTGCCCGGAACGATGAAGTCTACAACGCTGCCTATGATTTTTGCAAGATCATGGCAGAGGATGAGAACCTCGAATGGAATATGGAGATACTTGGACAGCTGGCAGATTTCGCCGCAGAGCTTCTGACCGGCCACGGCAGCAAGGTGCGGTACCCGTCTGTGGTGACCGAGCCGGATGGCAGGCAGCATATCGAGGAATTTTATGGGGTGGGAGATTAACACATCTGCCCGAATATCCGGCTGAATGATCGTGTACATTAGCCGCTTGCTATGATCCGCATAAGACGGTAACATACAGCTACCAAAACGAAAGGGGAACACGAATATGACTTACACGAAAATCAATCTTTATCTGGACAGCGGAATCCCGGAGGCACTCAGCAACCTTTGGTATGGCACCGACAGTTCGGTGGTGGAAATTAGGGACGCCGTTGAGGATGCGAAAAACGGCGAGGATTTGCTGAACCGCATCCAGAAGATGAAGCTCCTGCGGAAGTTTACCCTCGACCGGGAAAATGAGAAGCGAGTGCGGCTGAAAGCCACCGACTTCTGCGGAAACATCAGCTACCTCGAAATCATCCGATAAGAACAAGACCGACAGGCGCAAGGGGCTGGAACCGACCAGCCTTTTGCTCGTGTCTGTCTTCCGAAAGATGGCATAAAAAGCACATAAATATGACGATTACGGGGCTGAATAATCGTGTAGTATAGCCGCTTGATAGTGTGCCAAGGTGACGGTAATATACAGTCACCGAAAGGGAAAACCACAGAACAACGTAAAATGGAGGACACGACAATGACGAAGAATGAAGAGCGGCTGAGCAAACTTTTTAATGAGCTGGTACCGGACATGGGCAAGGCAGACAGCCTCGCAGGGGAGCTGGTCAGAGCCATTAACCGAATCGGATACCGATTCTGCAACGATGGCGACATGGTTGACCAGGGATACGGCAAGGAAACCTGCAACGCTCCGGCTCGATTCCTGATGGCCAAGGGCAACCACGAAATTGCAGACCTGACGGTCGCCCTTTGGGAGATTTTCAGCGAGGATGCCTACGAAAAGGTGATGGACACCCTTGAGGGAGCAGTTGCCGACTACATCGAGCAGAACCCAGACCTCCGCAGCCAGCCGACCGAGGATATGTGGAGCTTCTTCGATGAGGAAGAGGACAAGGATGACAGCTGGATGGAAGAGGAAGAATACTACTAAACTAGAGAAATACACGGGGCTTGCCGGAAACGGTGGCCCTTTTCTTCTGCCATAATTACCACAAATCTGGTGCTGCGTCTTTGTGTAGTATGGCCGCTTGACAATGTGCCAAAGTGACGGTAATATGCACATACCGAAACGGAAAACGAAGAAAAACGGAGGAAACTACCATGAAGAAGAACATCACCAAGACCGAAGAAAAAGCCCTGCTGGAGATTGCCAAGCGTCTGATGGCATCGGTGGACAGCCGCGGCGACCTCGAAGAACACGGATGTGACAGCGAGGACTTCATTGAAGTGTCCGTCTGGAGTCTCAAGAAAACGCTGGAAGAAGCCTACCAGCTTGGCAAGGCAAAACGCTAAGCCCAGACAGCCCGACACAGCCCCACAGAGGGGCAGGTGTGGCGGCGTGGAATGCGCCGGGAGGGAGAAGCACATGGACGATATGATGATGGAGCTTATTGCGAAGATCTATGGTTATATGGACGATGCGGAAAAAGCCAGCTTTACGCTGGAGGCTGCCAAAGAGATGGTCGAAGACCAAATCCAAATTGATAAGGATCACGGTCGGAAACCGCTGGAGTACGACCCTGAACTTTTCTACGATACCATGCGAGTTTATCCGGCAGGATGCAGAGGACGAGGATTGACGTACATTCTGCCCGGTATTCCGGGCAGATGATCGTGTAGTATAGCCGCTTGCTATCCTCCGCACAGGACGGTAATATACAGTCACACCGAGAGGGAAAACCCTACGGAAAAACAAAAACACGGAGGATTTACCATGAAAAAGCACCTGATTAACTTCCCCGACAACGGCATCAGCATCGAGAGCTACTACGATCGGCTTAGCCCCTGCAACGACAGCATCATGCAGTTCGGCGACCGAGTCCTGGTTGCCAAGACGAACTGGAAAGGCAGCGTGGAGGCTGCGGTGTACGGTTTCGCAGAAGACCCCAAGGAAGGGCTTTCGGAGATTGAGTGCCGACTGGAACTTCTGAAGATTTCCGATGAAACCTACGCTGATGCCGGACACGCAATAGAGTGGTGCATTAAGAATGCACACTGAAAAATGGGCAGGGCTCCCGAACGGGGGCTTTTGCTCGTTGTGGTGAAAATACGCTGTGTCAGAAATACACATAAATCCGACAAATGCCGGCGCAGATAATCGTGCAGCATAGCCGCTTGCTATATCCCGGCAGCGACGGTAATATACAGTCATACCAAGGGGAACAGCCCCAAAGAAAGTAAAACACACGGAGGAAACAAACCATGATGAAGAAAGCCAAGACCTACCTTGCCAGCATTCAGACGGCTACCACTGAGCGTGAACTGACCGGCATCGAAATCAAGTTCAAGCAGGATGTGAGCATCGACTGGGATGACATCAGTAAACTTTGCAGGGCAGCAGATGACCGGAGGTACATCCTGCGAAATAAGGTGGACACCATCCAGCTCAAGGAAATCCTGTTCAAGAGGACAGGAGCCGAGATGGATGCCTATCACGACATGAGCCGCAAGCCGGAAAGCTGGTCGGCAGAGGAAATCGAGAAGCAGCGGATTCGCTTCTGTGCAGTCTGGCAGGTTATTGAAGAAGCGGAGCTGGTCGATGAGTACGAGGTTTGGAAAGCAACCAACTTCAATGCCTAACATCTAAAGGACACATGCCCCGAAAGGGGCTGTGCCTCGTATCCGATGTGTTTTATATAGATTACAAGGACTTCTTCGGAGGTTCTTTTCTTTTACCCATTTTTGAGGAGAGGAGGGGAAGCCAATGGCTACCAGAGGCAGAAAACCAAAGCCGACCGCTATGAAAGAACTGGAAGGCAATCCGGGCAAGCATCCGCTGAATACCAGCGAACCGAAGCCCAATAAGAAAGCACCGGCCTGTCCGAAGTGGCTGGAGCCGGAAGCGAAAAAAGAGTGGCGCAGACTTGCCAAGCAGATGGAAGCCATCGGCATCCTGACCGAAGTGGATATGGCAGCCTTCGCCGGTTACTGTCAGGCGTATGCCCGGTGGAAAGAGGCTGAGGAATTCATCACTCAGCACGGCACCATCGTCAAGACCCCGTCCGGATACTGGCAGCAAGTGCCGCAGGTGTCTATCGCACAGACTTATCTGAAAATCATGAATAAGTTCGCAGAGCAGTTCGGCCTGACCCCGTCCTCTCGAAGCAGGATCATTGCTTCGGATGGTGGCCCGGCGGATGCAAACGATGAGATGGAGAATTTGCTGGGAGGAGACGGCAGTTGATGGCAGAAACAAGACCAAAGAATTATCCGAAACTGAAAGATTACAAGCCCAGTCGGTTCATGCTCTCGACCTGTCACTACGATGTAGCTAAAGCAGACCGGGCGGTAACTTTCATTGAAAACCTGCGTCATACCAAAGGCAAATGGGCCGGGAAGCGGTTCTGGCTGCTTCCTTGGCAGGAGCAGATCATCCGGGATGTGTTTGGCATCGTGGATGAAAGAGGAAACCGTCAGTTCCGCACAGCGTATGTCGAAATCGGAAAGAAAAACGGCAAGTCCGAACTTGCCGCTGCGGTGGCTCTGTATCTGCTTTTTGCCGACAACGAACCCTCTGCGGAAGTCTATGGTGCTGCAGCAGACCGTCAACAGGCATCCATCGTTTTCGATGTTGCCCACCAGATGGTGCAGATGACCCCGGCACTGCTGAAGCGGTGCAAGATTATGGCAGCCACCAAGCGCATTGTGAACTACGGCAACGCAGGATTCTACCAAGTCCTGTCTGCTGAAGTTGGTACAAAGCATGGCTTGAATGTGTCCGGACTCGTTCTGGATGAAGTTCACGCCCAGCCCAACCGCAAGCTCTATGATGTTCTTACCAAAGGTTCCGGTGATGCCCGTGAACAGCCATTGTTCTTCCTGATCACCACGGCCGGCACGGACAAGGAAAGCATCTGCTACGAACTGCACATGAAAGCCCTTGATCTACTGGCCGGCCGCAAGATAGACCACACCTTTTACCCGGTGGTCTACGGTCTGACCGATGAGGATGACTGGCATGATGAAGCCAACTGGTATAAGGCAAATCCATCCCTCGGACAGACCATCCAGATCCAGCGTGTCCGGGATGCCTATCAGGAGGCTCTGGACAATCCGGCAGAGGAGAATGTATTCAAACAGCTTCGTCTGAATATGTGGGTGTCCTCGCTGACCCGGTTTATCCCGGAACACATCTACAACCTTGGCAACCAGCCAATCGATATGGAGGCCCTCAAAGGCCGTGACTGTTATGGAGGTCTGGACTTGTCCAGCACCGGAGACATCACGGCTTTTGTGTTGATTTTTCCACCGAGAGTTCCAGAAGAAAAGTACATCATGCTTCCGTTCTTCTGGATTCCGGAGGATACGATTCCACAGCGTGTGCGTAGAGCATCCGTTCCGTATGATATCTGGTATCAGCAGGGCTACCTGATAGCGACCGAGGGCAATGTGATTCACTACGGCTTTATCGAAAAAGTCATCGAAGAACTGGGCAAGACCTATCACATTAAAGAAATCGCCTTTGACCGATGGGGAGCGGTGCAGATGACCCAGAACCTTGAAGGGATGGGCTTTACGGTCGTTCCTTTCGGCCAGGGATTCAAAGATATGAGCCCTCCCACCAAGGAGTTTTACAAGCTCCTGATGGAAGGACGAATCATCCACGGTGGCAACCCGGTTATGGCATGGATGGCCGGCAATGTGGTCGTGGACACCGACCCGGCGGGCAACATCAAGCCGACCAAGGCAAAGTCGCCGGAGAAGATTGATGGTATCGTCGCTGCGATCATGGCACTGGACCGCTGCATCCGGAACGAAGGACAGCAGCAGGGAAGCGTTTATGACGAACGTGACATGATCGTTTTTTGATATGAAAATTTGGAGGAAAAAGCTATGAAGTATCTGATGAGTGCAGAATGGTGGAAGGCAGCCGGCATCCGTGCTGCAAAGACGATGTTCCAGACCGGCGCGGCCCTGGTCGTAACACAGCTTCCCGGTGGAAGCGTGGACTGGGTGGCAATCGGCAGTGCCGCAATCGTGGCCGGCGTTGCTTCACTTGGCACCAGCCTTGCTGGTCTGCCGGAGCTGGAGAAGGGAGATAATGCCTGATGGGATTCTGGGAATGGATGGGATTTGAAAATCCAAGGGATTCTCCTAAAACAGAACAGCCGAAAGAGGGTCTGCCGCAGGTCACGGATAATGTCCGCGATTCCGGGCAGACCTTTGTGTTTGGCCGTTCCAATGCCGGGGAGCAGGTGGACGAGAAAGCCGCCATGCAGATCCCGACCGTGTATGCCTGTGTTCGTCTGCTGGCAGAGTCCATTGCGGCACTGCCACTGCATCTGTACCGGATGACCGATGATAACGGCAACAAGGAAAAGGCACGGGATCATCCGCTGTACAAGATTTTGTATCGGCAGCCAAACCCGGAAATGACATCCTTTGTCTTCTGGGAAACCCTGATGACCCACTTGCTCCTCTGGGGCAATGCCTATGCACAGATTGTCCGGGATGGTAAAAACACGGTGTTGGGTCTGTATCCGCTTTTGCCGGAGAATGTCGAGGTGGACCGTGATGAGAGCGGCGAACTCTACTATATCTACCACGCATACACGGATGAAGTTCCGGGAGAGCAGAACAAGGATATCTATTTTCGCCGGGATGAAATCTTTCATGTGCCGGGGTTGGGCTTCAATGGCCTAATCGGTTTCTCACCGATTGCCATGATGAAGAACTCTCTCGGCACTTCCATTGCGGTGGACAAGTACGGCTCTTCCTTTTTTAAGAATGGCGCACAGCCCAGCGGTGTGTTGGAACACCCCGGCGTCCTGAAAGACCCGAACCGTGTCCGGGATAACTGGGAAGCTGCCTACGGTGGTGCGGCCAATGCGCATCGTGTGGCAGTGCTGGAAGAGGGCATGGTCTACAAACCAATCTCCCTGCCGCCAGAGGACAGCCAGTTCCTTGAAACGAAGCAGTTCTCGGTGACGGAGATCTGCCGCATTTTCCGTGTGCCTCCGCATCTGGTAGCTGACCTGTCCAGAGCGACCTTTTCCAACATTGAATACCAGTCGCTGAACTTCGTGATGCACAGCTTGACTCCGTGGCTTGTCCGTATCGAGCAGGGCATCATCAAGGATTTGCTGCTGGAAGAGGAGCAGGATACCTACTTTCCCAAGTTTAATGTGGACGGATTACTCCGGGGCGACTACCAGAGTCGGATGAACGGCTATGCCACCGGCATCAGCAATGGCTTCCTCTCCCCGAACGATGTGCATCGGCTCGAAAACATGGACCTCATCCCGGCAGAGGAGGGCGGCGATGATTACTACCTGAACGGCGGCTATGTGAAGCTGAAAGATGCAGGTGTGGCGCAGCAGAATAAAGCGGCAGCAGTCCAGCAGAATCAGCCCAAGGAAACACAGACCGATCCGGAAGAAGAACCTGACAGCGATAACCGGCTGAGTGAGAGTAAGCCACGGAAAAATGGAAGGAGAACCCGATGAAGAAATTCTGGAACTGGATCAAAAACAGTGATGACACCAGAATCCTCCGGCTGGAAGGACCCATCGATGAGGAATCTTTCTGGGGCGATGAGATCACGCCGCAGATGTTCCGGGATGAGCTGGAATCCGGCGAGGGGGATGTGACCGTCTGGATCAACAGTCCGGGCGGAAATGTGTTCGCCGCCGCCGAGATCTATACCATGCTTAAGGATTACAAGGGCAGCATCACGGTCAAGATCGATGCGATTGCAGCTTCGGCGGCATCTGTTGTCGCAATGGCCGGTGATACTGTCCAGATGAGTCCTGTCGCCATGCTGATGATCCATGACCCCAGCACCGTTGCGATGGGCAACACCAAGGACATGGAGAAGGCCATCGAGGTGCTGGAGGAAGTCAAGGAGAGCATCATCAATGCTTACGCTGCAAAGAGCGGCCTGACCCATGCCCGCATTGCCAACCTCATGAGCAATGAGACTTGGATGAATGCGAAGAAGGCAGTGGAGCTGGGCTTTGCAGACGAGATCCTCTTTGCAAAGAAAGAGGACGAGCCGGACAGTGACCCGGCAGACCCGGAGAATCCTGATGATTCGGAGGAAAACCCAGACAGTAAACCGGGCGAGGACGGAGAAAAGCAGTCGCTCCAGATGGATGCGGCAGGGCACCTTTTCTCCAGTCGTCAGATGGATTTAATCGTCCTGAACCGTCTGGGTGTGAAGCCGGAAGCTGTGGGACAGAAGCACACCGCGCCTGAGAAGCCGCCTGCTGACCCGAAACCATCCGCAGAACAGACCCCTCCGGCAGAACTGCCTGCCAACTCCAAACCCGTCCTTGATATGGACGGGAAGACCGAGGATGGCAGTATTCCTTACAATATCCTGATGAAGCAGCTTGAGTGCATGAAGTGATGTGCATTCAGGCTGTTTTTCATATCACCACAAATCAATCTATGGAGGAAAACGACTATGAGTAAGATTTTGAAACTGCGCACGAAGCGCAACACTCTCTGGGAGCAGACCAAGGACTTTCTGGAGAAGAACCGCGGCGAGAACGGTCTGGTGAAGGCCGAAGCCGTGGAGCAGTACAACAAGATGGCGCAGGAGGTCAAGGACCTCGGCGCGGAGATCGAGCGTCTGGAGCAGCAGGCACAGATCGAGGCACAGCTGTCCGCACCGACTTCCACCCCTGTCCATGCTGACCCGAAGAGCGGTGCCAAGAAGGATGTCAAGCCGACTGCCACTGCCGAGTATGCCGAGAACTTCTGGAACATGATCCGCAACCGTGGCCATTACGGCGAAGTTCGCAATGCCCTGTCTGTGGGCGAGGATTCTGAGGGCGGTTTTACTGTTCCCGATGAGTTCGAGAAGAAGCTGGTGGAGGCACTGGAAGAGAACAACATCTTCCGTGGCATGGCAACCGTCATCCGCACCAGCTCCGGCACCCGTAAGATTCCCATTGCAGAAGATACCGGTGAGGCCAGCTGGATCGATGAGGGCGAGGAGATCCCGGAGAGCGATACCACCTTCGGTCAGACCATGCTGTCCGCTTACAAGCTGGGCACCATGATTAAGATTTCCAACGAACTGCTGAACGATTCCGCTTTTGACCTTGCTACCTATATTGCTCGCCGCTTCGGTGTGCGCATGGGCAATGCCGAGGAGCGCGCCTTTATTACCGGTGACGGTGTGGGCAAGCCTCTGGGTCTGCTGGCCGAAGCTGGCGGCGCAAAGGTCGGTGTGACCGCTGCTCAGAAGGATGCCGTGTCTTTCGATGAAATCTTCAAACTCTACTACGCACTGAAAGCTCCGTACCGCAAGAAGGCACAGTTCCTCTGCAACGAAGCCCTGGTGCTGCAGCTGATGACCATCAAGGACAACAATGGCAACTATATCTGGAAGCCGGGTCTGGAAATCGGCAAGCCTGATACCCTGCTGAACCGCCCGCTGAAGACGTCCGCATTTATGCCGGAGATCAAGGGCGGCAGCAAGGTCATGGCTTTTGGCGATTACAGCTACTACTGGGTGGCTGATCGCCAGAACCGCACCTTCCGTCGTCTGAACGAGCTGTATGCCCGTACTGATCAGGTCGGCTTCCTGACCACCCAGCGTGTCGATGGTAAGCTGATCCTGCCCGAAGCCGTCCAGCTGCTTCAGATGGCACCGCAGGGCTAAGAAAGGGGGATGTTGGTCATGGCATTGATTCCGCTTTACGAAGCAAAGACCTACCTTCGGGTAGACAGCAGTGATGAAGATGCCCTGATCGGCATCCTCTTATCTTCTGCGGAGCAGATGTGCAAGGATGTGGGCCGCCTTTCGGAAGACCAGTGGGAGGCAGTCAATGCTGCTGACCGGGATGCCGAGAACGGGGTACAGCCCACAAGGGAACTGGAAGCCCTGCGCAGCACCTGCCGTGTGGCAATTTTGTATGCGCTGGGGTATCTCTATGAACACCGGGACGAAGCCGACCATCACCAGCTGATGCTGACGCTTCGTTCAATTTTGTTTGCTGTGAGGGAGGGGGTGTTCTGATGATCGAAAAGCTGAATGAGCGGATCACGATTGAAAAAAGCACAGTCGTGACCGATAAGGTCGGAAACCATCGGAACACATGGGAGGAATATTTCACCTGCTTCGCCTACGTTTTGACCTATGAATCGCAGGAGGAAGATGGTGAGGTCACAGCCGAACAGAAAAGCGTGGTGTTCACGGTCCGTTGGTGCAGTGAAACCAGAGGGCTGACCTCTACTGGTTACCGCATCCGCTTCCGAGAGCAGCTCTACGATATCGAATCCATTGACCCGATGAATTTCCAAAAGAAAACGCTGAAGATTCACTGCCGTTTGGAAAGGAGGCAGCCGGATGAGCAGAACCGTCAGCATCGATGAGATGGCAGATGCCATCAATGAGGGCTTGAAAGAGTATGCAACCCTTGCCTCCACCGAGGTCAAGAAAGCTGTCCGCAAGTCTGCGAAAACGGTCAAAGACCAGATTTCCTCTAATGCCCCGTCCCGAACGGGTGCATACAAAGAAAGCTGGGTGGCGACCAAGCAATCTGAATCCAGCCAGAGCCTTCAGATGGTGGTGCATTCCAAGAACCGCTATCAGTTGGCACATTTGCTGGAAAAAGGCCATGCCAAACGTGGTGGTGGCCGGGTGGCTGCAAGACCCCACATTGCTCCGGCAGAACAGGCTGGTATCGAGCTGCTCCAATCCCTCATCGAAAAGGCACTGAAATAGGAGGTACACATGACCCACGAAGAAGTGAAAGCTCTGGTGGAGGAGATGGGGCTTCCGTATGCGTATGACCATTTTGCAGAAGGGAAGAGCCCTGACCCACCGTTTATCTGCTTCCTGTATCCGAAAGCCGAGAACTTCGGTGCGGACAACCTTGTGTACCACCATTTCAACCGGCTGGACATTGAGGTGTACACCGATTATAAAGACCCGGATATGGAGGCAAGCATTGAAGAAGTCCTGACGGCGCATGAACTCTACTATGAGAAAAGCGAGGTCTGGATCGAAACCGAAAAGATGTATGAAGTCCTGTATGAGCTGACTGTGTGAGCCAGCCGCAGGGCTATTTTATTGGGAGGTAACCTATGTCGAAGAAAAGCAATAAGGTCAAATTTGGCCTGAAAAACTGCCATTATGCCAAGGCAACCTTTGACGAAGATGGCAGTGTCACCTATGCAAAGCCGGTCCGCATCCCCGGTGCAGTCAGCCTGTCGATGGATGCCAATGGCGAGATCGAGCCGTTTTACGCGGATAATGTTGCCTATTATGTTGTGAATAACAACTCCGGCTACGAAGGTGATCTGGAAATCGCACTGGTTCCGGAGAGCTTCCTCACGGACATCATGCACGAGGAGTTGGATGGCAACGGTGTTCTGGCAGAGAACGCCAACGTGGAGCTGGAGCATTTCGCATTCCTGTTCGAGTTCGATGGCGACCAGCGTCATACCCGTCATGTCTTTTACAACTGTGTGGCAAGCCGCCCTGCTGTTGAGGGTGAGACCACCGAGGACAGCAAAGAGGTCAAGACCGAAACGCTGAGCCTGCAGGCGACCCCTCTGGCAAACGGTTATGTCAAGGCCAAGACTGGTACCAACACCACCGATGAGGTTTACAACAAGTGGTACGATGCCGTCTACGAGCCGCAGGCGGAGGCGATGGACACCGCTGAACCCGGCCAGACCGAAGAGCAGCCGCAGGGCTGAGAAACACTTATACACCGCAGAGCTTCGACTCTGCCTACACTATTATAATAGGAGAACAAAACTATGAAGAAGATCATTCCGCTGTTTGCATTTATTCTTGTTGTCTTTCTGGCCGTCTGCTCGTTTAGCATCATCCCTACCGGATACACTGGCGTGAAGACCAGTTTTGGTCAGATCCAGGAAACCACCATCCAGAGCGGCAAGCTCAACTTCTGCATTCCCTTTGTACAGAGCATCCACAAGGTCAACAACAAGCAGCAGGATAAGCACATCGAGGCGCAGGTCTGGGGTGAAGCCTCCGACAAGACTCCGGTGTATGCCGCTGATGTCATTGTGACCTATCAGGTACTTCCTGAGAAGAGCGCATGGCTGTATGCGAATGTGTCCGACATCAAGAATCTGGTCGGTGATGAACTGGTGGCATCTGCCATCAAGTCTGCGATGGCAGAACTTGGTCCCAATGAAGTGACAAACCGTACCAAGATTGAGCCTCTGGCTCAGCAGAAGCTGGCAGAGTCGCTGGAACAGAAATACGGCGAGGGCGTTGTGTTTGTGAACAAGGTCGTAATCAACGATATGGATTTCGAGGATGCTTATAACGACGCAATCCAGCAGAAGTCCATTGCACAGCAGAACGCCGATAAGCAGAAGATTGAGAACGAAGCCGCCATTGCCAAGGCAGAAGCTGACAAGCAGGTGGCAATCACCAATGCGGAGGCTGAAGCCCAGAAGACTTCCATTGCTGCAGAAGCGCAGGCCGAGGCAAACCGCAAGATTGCAGAGAGTCTGTCCTATACGCTGATCGAGTATCAGAAAGTTCAGAAGTGGGATGGCAAGCTGCCCACTGTGAGCGGTGGCAATGCTCTGGTGAGCATCGACCCGGCTGAGTAAGAAACACGATATACGGCAGAGCTTCGGCTCTGCCACTTTTACATGAAATTTTTGGAGGATACGATTATGGCAGTTACGAAGAAAATCGAGATCGATGGCAAAGAAGTCACTTTCAAGGCCAGTGCCGCTGTGCCTCGCCTGTACCGCATCAAGTTCGGACGCGACATCTACAAAGACCTGCGCCAGCTGGAAAAGAGTGTGGGGGAGAACGACGAGGACAATTCCAACCTTGATCTGTTCAGTCTGGAGATGTTCGAGGATCTGGCATGGCTGATGGCCCGTCATGCAGACCCTGCGAATGTGCCGGACAGCCCGGAGGAGTTCCTTGACCAGTTCAACACCTTCTCCATCTACCAGATTCTGCCCCAGCTGATCGAACTGTGGGGCCTGAATGTGCAGACCGAGGTGGAATCCCGAAAAAACCTCGCAAAAGTGAGCGGGAAATGACCACCCCGCTCTTTCTGCTGCGCTGTGTGCAGCTCGGTATCAGCATCGCCGACCTCGACCTGCTGACCATCGGGTTGGTCAATGATATGTTCACGGAGCGACAGAATGACGATTATCCGTACAAAGAGCTGGCAAGTCAGTCGGACTTCGACCACTTCTAAAGAAAAAACAGACGACCGTGCTTATATTGCAAACGAAATAAGCACAGTCGTCTGACAGCAGGGTATAAAAAATCCCCCAGCCGTGCACAACTGGGGGAGAAAGAAGGTGGCCCGGAGGTCATCTTCCCGGTCTCAGACCTCGCAAGGTTACTGAAACCTGATCGCTAATGAATTATAGCTGATTGGGTGTAAATAGTCAACTAAGTATTTCATGCAGAAGCGGAATCGGTGGGTTTGCGTGTATCTTCAAAGACATTGCGAAGGTAATCAGGGCCTTCCATCCATAGGCCAGTAGAATAATCGAACAACTCCTTATAAGCAGGGGAAGTCGAAAACTCAAAGAATGCCTGATCAAAGGGGATGCCCGATTCGGCGCAGTAATCTTCGAGCATTGCCCGCATGACATTTACAGCACAAGACTCGCGCTGTTCGTCACTGACATTATAGGTGCTTGAAGTCATAGTTGTCACTCCTTATAAATTCGAGAGATTGGATCGCTTTTTCGTTGCAGAAGCAGAACTGGTCTTCTAGGCGATTCGGCAGTAGCATTTTGATAGCAAAGCTATCGGCATCTTCAGAGCCGGGTTCACCATAAGCGCGTGTGGTGTAAAGCTGTAAAGTGCGGGCAGTTTGGTCGTCGGCTATTTTTCCTCCGATGATGTCAAACTTGGCGTACTGTTCCCGGACATCTGGGAACAAGGTTCTTCTACGGTTTGAAGCAACAAAATGGAGCCAATTCCTATCAGCAGCATTGAATAGGTGAATGGCGATATCGGGATTTAAATGGAGTTTGAAAACAGAAATGTAACCGGATGCTGTGCCAGAAGGCAGTTTCCCTTCGTTTACCTGTTTGTTTACAGACAGAGGAACAAAACCTTGAGCCTGCTTGTAGGAGCTTGTGACGTAGAAACCGCGCCCGAAATCTTTGCCTTGTTTACATTTGCTAAGATCGATTTCGGACACCTGGATGAAACTGCCGTGATAGAGCAACATTCCGTTTGTTAATGTCAGCATACGGCAACACCTCGGCTTTTCAGCATTTCCTCGACATCATCCAAAGCGCACTCATAGCTGCTTAAATGGAGAAAGTCGTAACACCTGGCGATAAATCCAAACACATCATTATCCTGAAATATCTTCGCGCAGGCTTCAGGAGACTTTTTCCACTTGGATTGAGCCATACGGAAAACCCAGCACTGCATATCGGCAATATCAATTTGATGTTCACTCATAGAGCATACCTCCTTTGAGTACAATTTTTCAATTTAAGTATAGCTCTTTTTTCGGCTTATAGCAACGAAAGATTTGTAAATTTCTAAGTTGCAAGCCCACTTCCCAAAAAAAGTAACTCACGAGTTAGTAACTTACGAGTATATTATTTTACCGCTTTAGCCTGTCTGCCTCGTGCAGATGGGCTTTTTTCATGCCCACGAGGAGGTGGTTACCCGCATGGCATCCAGAATCCAGGGCATCACCGTTGAAATCGGCGGCGATACCACAAAGCTCTCCAAAGCACTGGAAGGTGTAAACAAATCAATAAAGGGGACGCAGTCCGGACTGAAGGATGTCAACAAACTCCTGAAGCTGGACCCCTCGAATACTGAACTGGTCGTCCAGAAGCAGAAGATGCTCAAGGATGCCATTGAAGCCACCAAGGAAAAGCTGGCAACCTTAAAGACCGCTGCACAGCAGGCCAATGAACAGCTTGCCAATGGTGAAATCACCCAGCAACAGTACGATGCTCTCCAGCGTGAGATTGCTGAGACAGAACAGAATCTGAAATCCCTGCAGGAGCAGGCGGCGACCACTAACGCGACCCTTGCCAAAATCGATGAGGCCGGCGAAAAATTACAGAACCTTGGCTCTTCGGTCGAAAATGTGGGTAAGAAGTTCCTTCCTGTGACCGCAGCTGTGACCGGCCTCGGCACAGCGGCAGTGAAAACAGCGGCTGACTTCGATGCTGAGATGAGCAAGGTTTCTGCTATTTCCGGTGCGACCGGGGCTGACTTTGACAAACTCCGTGCGAAAGCCCGTGAGATGGGCGCAAAGACCAAATTCTCCGCAACAGAAGCCGCCTCCGCGATGGAGTATATGGCGATGGCCGGTTGGCGCACCGAAGATATGCTTTCTGGTATTGAGGGCATTATGAACCTCGCGGCCGCTTCCGGTGAAGACCTCGCCACGACCTCGGATATCGTCACGGACGCCCTTACCGCTTTCGGCCTGTCGGCTTCAGATTCCGGTCATTTTGCGGATATCCTTGCGGCAGCTTCTTCCAACGCGAACACCAACGTCAGCATGATGGGCGAGACGTTCAAGTACTGTGCGCCTATCGCCGGCGCGTTGGGATTCTCGGCAGAGGATACCGCAGAAGCCATCGGCCTCATGGCAAACAGCGGTATCAAGGCTTCGCAGGCTGGTACTTCTCTGCGTTCCATTATGAACAACCTTGCCGGTGATGTGACCTTTGTCGGCAAGAACATCGGTGAGGTCACGATTGCTACCAGCAATGCAGACGGCAGTATGAGAAGCCTGAATGACATTCTTGCAGACTGCCGTGTGGCTTTTGCAGGATTGTCTGAATCCGAAAAGGCAGCCAATGCGGAAGCTCTGGTCGGCAAGAATGCAATGTCCGGCTTCCTCGCTCTGATGAATGCCGGCGAGGGGGATATCAATAAACTCCGTGGTGCAATCGAGGGATGCGATGGCGCATCCGAACGCATGGCAGAAACCATGCAGGACAATTTAAGTGGTCAGCTCACCATTCTGAAATCTCAGTTGGAGGAGCTGGCCATTTCTTTTGCCGATATCCTGATGCCGACCATCCGCAAAATCGTATCGGCGGTGCAGCAGTTTGTTGATAAGCTGAACAGCATGGACGACAGCACCAGAGAGGTGATTATCCGAGTCGCGCTGCTGGCAGCTGCGATTGGTCCGCTGCTCATTGTTCTGGGTAAGACCATATCAACGGTCGGCACAGCGATGCGGGGATTCAGTTCTCTCGCAAAGGGTGTCCGGCTGCTCATTACCCACGTGGGTGGTGCCAGCGGTGCATTCGGCAAACTGGGCGCAGTGCTGGGCGGCCTATCCGGGCCGGTTGTGGCGGTGGTCGCGGTCATCGGTACACTGGTAGCAGCATTTCTCGATTTGTGGAATACAAACGAGGAATTCCGTACAGCAATCACTGGCATCTGGAACGATATCGTATCCAAAGTGAAAGCCTTCTGCGACCAGTTGACGCAGCGGATCAATGCACTCGGCTTTGATTTTAAGGATATCACTCAGGTTCTGCAATCAATCTGGAACGGATTCTGTCAGTTGCTGGCCCCACTGTTCGAAGGCGCATTTCAGAATATCTCTACTATCCTCGGCGTCGTGCTTGATTCGATGGTCGGTCTGCTCGATGTTTTCTCTAACATTTTCTCCGGAAATTGGCGTGGAGCGTGGGAGTCGGCAAAGAGTATTTTCTCTGGAATCTGGCAGGGCATCCGCTCGATTCTCTCTGTTACCCTTACGACTCTGCGGAATACGCTGGATGTTTTCCTTGGATTCTTCGGTACAAGCTGGCAGTCTGTCTGGAGCGGCATCCAGCAGTTCTTTGTGTCGATTTGGAGTGGAATCAGCGGATTTTTCTCGGATACGGCTTCGTCCATTCATTCGGTGGCAATCTCTGTGTTTACGGGGATTTCCGGATTCTTCACTTCGATTTTGACCTCGATCCAGACGACCTTCCGCACGACATGGACGGCGATTTCGCAGTCGGTTTCGTCTGCACTGACCGTGATCCACGACACTGTGGTGCGTGTATGGATGGCAATCTCGACTGTAATCTCGTCTGTGATGACTTCCATCTGTGAGACAATCCTGCAGGTTTGGTCCGGAATCTACACCACGATCCAGCCTCTGCTGGAGGCATTCCAATACCTGTTCAAGACGATTTGGCAGGCCATTCAGATTTTGGTCGGTGCTGCACTGACGGAAATTCACTCGAAAATCGTTTCGATTTGGAATTCTATCGTTGCATTTGTGACACCCCTACTTTCTGGCCTACAGTCGGTTTTCTCGGCAGCATGGACAGACATCCAGCTGGCGATCTCTACGGTGCTGACGGCAATCCGGACTTCGGTGACATCTATCTGGAATGCAATCGTATCGTTCCTCTCGCCGCTGCTGACCGGAATCCAGACTCGGATGACCTCCGCATGGATGGCAATCCAGAATGTGATTTCGACTACTCTCTCGACAATCCATTCGGTGGTGTCGTCTATTTGGATGGCTATTAGCAGTAAAATTTCGTCTGTGGTTTCGGGCATCCGGTCCGTGATTTCTTCCGGCTGGAACTTCATGAAATCCACAGTTACGAATCTCAGCAACGAAATCCGCTCGGCAGCGACAAGTGCATTCGAGTCTATGAAGTCTGGAATCTCGTCCACAATTTCGGGCATCCAGACTACGATTTCGACCGGATTCAACAATGCAGTTTCGTTCATCAAGGGGTTGATAGGGCAGGCGTTCTCGTGGGGCTCTGACCTGATCGGAAACATCGTGTCGGGCATCAAGTCACGGATTCAGGATGTGACAAATGCAGTGACCGGTGTGGCAGATAAGATCCGCTCAGTCCTTCACTTTTCTGTGCCGGATGAAGGCCCACTTTCCGATGCAGATGAGTATATGCCCGACTTCATGAAGCTGCTGGCGACCGGAATTAAGAAAAATGTCCGTGTTGTCGTGAAGGCGGTGCGTGGTCTGGCTTCGTCTATGAGTGACAATCTGACCACTCCCGTCGATTCTCTGAGCGACTGGATGGATTCTGTAGTCGGTGGTTTTGCAACGACCATTCACAGAAGCGAACGCGGAATCGGCTCGGCGGCAGGAAGCGTGGGTCGCAGCATTCAATCGCAGCTCATGTCCGGACTTTCCGGCGTGAAGACGCAGTTCCAGCAGCTCTGGACCGACCTGCAGGGTATCACCAAGGCAGCAGTCGGCAACATGAGCGATGAAGTGAAGCAGGGCTTCGCGGATATGAAATCTTCCATTAGTGAACTGAGTCAGGAAACCAGTTCACTTGGCAGTGCAATCCGCAGTCTCGGCGACACTTTCAACTCTGATTTCCTGAAAAATCTGGGAAATGGCATCAGCAAAATCGGCGATACGGTAGACAGCGTCATCCGCATTGTGGACAAGATCGGCTCCATGAAGACCACGATTGGAAATCTCGGAAGTACGATGCAGAACCTCGGCAACATTCTCGGTACAGAGAATGGCGGTGGTCTGCTGTCTAACCTTGGCAGTTTCCTGTCGAAAATCGGTACTGCGGATGGCGGCCAGATCGTAGCCAAATTCGGAGAGTTAATCTCCGGTTTGACCTCTAAAATGGGCGGTCTGGGGCAGGGAATTTCCAGCATCCTCTCTAAACTGGGAAGCCTCGGCTCCAGCAGTAGCGGAATCCTATCGAGCCTCGGCAGTCTGGCGTCCGGTGTGATCTCCAAACTTGGAGGTCTGGGCGGCAGCCTGACCGGATTGCTCTCCGGAATTGGCTCATCGCTGGGTAGCATCGCCGGGTCGGTCGGCTCAGCATTGGCAGGTCTGTTCGGGTCAGTCGGCTCTACCGTCTCCAGTCTGGCCGCTGGCGCAGGCACAGCCCTTGCTGGCGTGGCAAGTTCAGCAGGTGGCCTCCTCGCATCGGCAGGTACAGCACTCGCGGGTCTGGCTGGTCCGGCCGGCATCGCAGTCGCGGCAGTCGGCGGTATCGGCCTTGGTTTGACCGCTCTCTGGAAGCATTGCGATGGTTTCCGTGAGGGTGTGACGAATATTTGGAACAAAGTGACATCGGTATTCTCGAAGGGCGCGGCGGCGATCAAGAACGGAATCTCCAATGCGGCGTCTGCGATAAGCAGCGTGGCATCGTCTATTTGGAGTGGCATTAAGAATGTGACCTCGTCTGCCTGGAACTGGGGTAAGGATATCGTCGGTGGTATCGCCGGTGGCATCAAAAAAGGGGTGAGCTGGGTCGGTAGTGCGGTGAAGAGCGTAGCAAAGGGAATCCGCTCGTTCCTTCACTTCTCTGTGCCGGACGAAGGCCCGTTGTCTGATGCTGACACCTATATGCCGGACTTTATGAAGCTCTTGACGAGTGGCATCAAGGGCAGCGAGGGCGGTCTGCTGAAACAGGTCCGCTCTATGGTATCTAAGGTACAGCAAGGAATGGCGGGCATCAGTTCCTTCAGCCTGCCGGAACTGACCCTGCCGCACTTTGACGGTTTCGCATGGAACTTCCCACAGGCGGCACTGGCCGGAGGCAACACTACGCGGACGACAAACCTTGGCGGTGTGTATATCACGGTCAACGGTTACAACGCCCGGAACGATGATGAACTGGCACAGACCGTTGCCGATAAAATCAACGGCATGATTCATGAAGATGATTCGGTATTCAAGTAAAGGGGGAGATGCGTATGGGCTACAATGCCCCAAAGCAGACTGTATCGCAGTTTCAGCTTAAAGGCAGATATGCCAGACAGTATCTGTCGTTTGCAGGGAAGTCCAGCAAGGACTTCCTTTTATATTTATCTGGTCCCGGTGTGTATGATTCTCCGGCTGCGGATGTGGATACCACCTCGGTTCCCGGCCGCAATGGAGATATTATCACAGAAAAGGCAAAAGCCGGACGGCGTCGGTATCAGAATGTGGATATCAAGTACAAGGCCTTCTTCTTCAACGGCCTGCCGGCCAAGACCGCAGCAGTCAAGGCATGGCTGCTCTCGCCGGTGGGGTATCAAAAATTGCAGGACACCTACGACCCGGATTTCTTCCGAATGGCGGTCTGCAAAGATGCCCTTGCCTTTGATGTGACTGCCCAGAGAGCCGCGGAAATGGAGCTAACCTTTAACTGCAAGCCCCAGCGGTGGAGTGTAGAGGGGCAGAGAAGCATTCGGCTGGAAAGCAGAGCAACGCTCAAAAATCCCTTTGCTTTCCCTGCACAGCCCATCTTCAAGGTCTATGGAGACAGCGGCGGTGAGCTGTATGTGGGCGAAGAGAAGATCACCATTCACAGCATCACGGACTATGTGCTGCTCAACTGTGAAACGCACAATGCCTACAATGCTACCGGATTTTGCAATGAAACCATTCTTTCGAATGACTTTCCAGAACTGCCGGAGGGCAAGACACAGATCACATGGACAGGCGGTATTACGGCAGTGGAGGTCATTCCACGTTGGTGGACGCTTTGATGGGAGATGAGGCCGGTGATCCCATGCTTATATGATTCCAAAGAAATGAAGTTCACCCATAACGGCATCGGGAAGCTGGCCGACACACAGTCCTGTACTGTGACCGAAAAGCGAAACGGCAGTTATGAGCTGAAGCTGGTCTGTCCGGCAGATGGTATCCATGCCGAAATGCTGGAGGAGGGGAATATCATCCTCGCCAAGCCCTCCGACACTATGCAGAGCCAGCCGTTCCGTATCTACAAGATCACCACTCCCATTGACGGGAAACTGGAAGTGCAGGCACGGCACATTTCCTATCAGCTCAACTTTATTACAGTTTCCCCGTTTTCAGTGACCGGGTGTATCGGAGCAATGCAGGGACTGAAAAGTCATGCGGCTTCCGACTGCCCATTCGATGTCTGGACGGATGTGGATTCCAGTGCAACCTTTACGCTGGGGGTTCCATCCTCGTTTCGTAACTGTCTGGGCGGCATGGATGCTTCTGTGCTGGATACCTTCGATGGAGAATTCGAGTGGGATAGATATCTGGTCAAGTTCCATAAGGCCAGAGGTGCGGATCATAATGTCCACATCACCTACGGCAAGAATCTGACTGACTTCAAGATGGAAAAATCCATCGAGAACACCATCACAGGTGTGCATCCGTATTGGGCGGACAGCGAAACACAGGAGGTCATGGAACTGCCGGAAAAGGTAGTGCTGATGAGCAAGAAGTTTGTTCCATATCAGAAAATCACTGTGCTGGACTGCACCAGTGACTTTCAGGAGAAACCTACGGAGGACGCACTGAGAGAATTTGCCCAGAACTATATCGACACGACCGACCTGATCGAGCCGGAGATTGACATCAAAATCGACTTTGTTCAGCTCTGGAATACACCAGGATACGAGGATATTGTGGAAGCGGAGCGTGTTTCCCTCTGCGATACCGTCCATGTGTATATCTCGAAGCTGGGCATCGAGGTCAGCTCTAAGGTCACGGAAACCGAGTATGATTCGCTGCTGGAACGGTATAACAGCATCACGCTGTCGAACTCCACGGTCAGCAGTCGGAATTCCTCGTTGACAGGTTCGCTGAACAGTATCCGGAATACAGCGACCATTGCTTACGACACTGCAATCCGTGCAGAAACAGCTGTGGGAGAACAGGTCGGTGGAATCACAGCATCGATCATCTATGACGGTACACTTTTTGCTGCGCTGTTCGGACTACATTATAAAAATGAGACTGACAGCAAAGGCAACACTGTCCGCTATGCGTTCAATGCCAGAGCTTTGAGTCAGTCTACGGTAGCGTGGAAAAACAGCTCTGCCGGGTTATTTGTATCTACCGATGGTGGTAAGACGTGGGGCTATGGCTGGGAGTCAGATGATACTGCAGACAAAACAGCAATCCTGCTGGAACAGACCCTCAAGGAACTGGACGACCGCTATAAGAAAGCAACAGAGCTTTCCGAAGATTTACTGAAAGAGCTGGATGAACGGTACAAAACGGCGACCGCCATTTCTGCAGAGCTTCAGAAAACACTCGATCAGCGGTATGAAACAGCAAAGAAGCTGTCCAAAGAGCTGTATGAGGAGTTGGACAAGCGGTATGGAACTGGAAACACGGGAATCCCTGTGTCGGAAACAACACCGGAAGCCCCGGCAGTCGATACCCTCTGGGTCGATAAGAAGAACCTGCGGTTAAAGCTCTGGGATGGCGAGCAGTGGCAGACGGTTGGCTATGAGCCGGAGAAACCCGACCCGGAACCAACTGATCCAGAGCCCACGGAACCCACAGAGCCAGAGATTCCAGATACAGAAGACAAAGAAGAAGGTGACACCGAGGAAGGAGGGGGCGCGTAATGGTCACAAGCATTTATCAGGAAGTGGAGCTGTCGCTGACGGAAAATCTCATCCCGGTGACAGTTCCGGTCAAGCAGTATGACAACAAAGCACGGAAAGTTCGCTGTGTCCTATATAACAACTCCGTGCAGTATTCTGTGCCGCAGGACTGCATCGTAGCCTGTTCCGGCACCAGACCGGACGGTACGATTTTTCACTACACCAGCGAAACGGCAACTGACCTTGTATTTGTCGAAAATGGAGCGGTCGTCTTTACGATTACGGCTTTCATGACCGCGCAGGCAGGACGGTTTCCGCTGGATATTGTTATGCTCAGCACAGCAGGTGATGTCCTTGGCTCGTTCTCCCTCACACTGAAAGTGGAGCGGGCGGCCATCAACAACGGTAAGATCGCCACTTACACTTATGCCGGTGTGGTGGAAGCCATCCGCAAAGGACTGCTGGAAGTATATATCACGGACGATGGCTATTTTGCCATTGTGTCGGAGGATGGGCTTGGCTTCAGCGATAAGTCGGAGTCCAGTACCATCCAGAAGTTCATCGAGAATCTGCTCAATTGCACGGTCACGGATGACGGCTATCTTGCCTTCACCACGGAAGATGGCCTGAAGCTCATCTTCTCGATGGACGATGACGGACGACTGGTCGTAGAGTTTGCAAACGGCTGATGCAGCCGGGAAAGGAGAAAAATATGTCGGAATATATCGGCAATCGTATCGTTCCGCACCATGATGGTGTTTGGGACAAAACGAAAGAATATGAACCGTTGACCATTGTATATGAGGAAGCAACGGGTGACAGCTATATCAGCCGCAAACCTGTGCCGGCCGGAACGCTTCTGTCGCAGGAGAAATACTGGGCGATGTGTTCCCGGTTCTCGGAGCAGATGGCACTTCATCGGAAAAAGACTGCGCAGGATGTGGCTGATATCACGAAGAAAGTGGATGCCACCAACAGTGCCGTTGCTGCGAATAAGGCAGAAATGGACAAGACCGCAGAAACGCTGAAAGCCCAGATTGATGCCAATGTCAAGGCATCTACGGACAAAAATGCCAACTATGCGCAGGAGTTGGTGGATGCTCGTGTGGATGATACCGGAAAAACCTATGGCACGGCAGGCGACAATGTCCGAGCCATCGGCAGAGTGCGTTCCATGCAGGATGTCATGAAGAACTGGTATCTGAATGCCGGCTATGTGAACAAAAACGGCTACATTACTGCGTCTGAGAGCTGGCGTGTGGCGCATCTAATCCCAGTCAGTGGTGATTCCATTCTGGTGACTGGTCAGTTCGGCTATATGAGCGGCAGTGATGAGTACAACAATGTGGTCTGCTATGACATGGATCGCAAATTCCTCGGCGGCTGCTTCCGGGCAGAAAATAACAAAGTCTATGACAATTATGTGATCACGTTGCTCCCGAATACCCGTTTCATTTCCATTACTACTAGTGAAAAGCTGCTGCCGAAGCTCTCTGTATACCTTTACGACAATATGCTCCCGTTGAATCTTTTGTCGAATTACGCGACTAGCTGGCAGTGGATGAACGGAAGCGTGGACATCAGGTTTACGGGTAGTAAGGTGACCGTTACCTTCCCGGAGGGTAAGAATGTATATGTCTGCCGCCGCCCGAATGGTACTCAGTATGAGCAGACGCTGTTGACTGATGCAAGCAGCATTTCGGTGGATTTCTCCACAAAAAGGTGGTGGGCTGTCTACTATGATGGCAAGGAAGTATCTGCGGACGAGTCTGGAACGAAGATTGAAGTTCCGGTCATCAGGGTGGCAAATACCGATGGGGACTGGGGCAAGTTGTTCACCCGGAACCGTTTTGTGTTTGCTGTGTTTTATGATGGTAATGTCGTATATGCTGCTCCATCCAACAACGGTACGGTCATCAACGGCATCGACTACGGTAATCCGGCGAAGATTGCTTATAATGCGGTGACCCAGCACAAGTACCGCTCGGCGAAGATGTTCCTTTCCACGGGTCAGCTCATGATTGACACCGTCAACCGCACCATTCAGGTCACTAAACGGATTCTTGCTGCGGTGGATAACGGCACCTACTACTGGATTAGTGTCGGTGAGGAGCCTGTGCCGATACTGGACAGCGAGGAAGCAGAAAAGCACCACATGCTGATTTTGGCCTATGATTCCTCCAAGGGTGAAATCAACCTTTACAACACTGCGCAATTCCGTGCGTTGGGAGCTTTTGGCTATTATATCGCCGCATGGTATGAGAATCACTTCTGGTATCCGCACATGGGCTCGTCCTTCAGCATCGTACTGAATGGTACGGAGTATAAGGCAGGTGCACTGTTCGATGAGGAGCGCCGTGATTCTTATATTGAGAAAAAGTATGCGAACCAGTTCCAGCAGATTCGTTCTGACCTTGCCGGCCGCGATTCCCGGCACATGTATCTGGCAAGTGGTGGAATCACCATCGATCAGAATGCTGGCACGATTCAGGTCAGCTCCAAGTGTCTGGGTGTGCCGGATACGTTCCACTATCAGTGGATCACCGCAAGTGACCCGGTGGAGATGGCGTTCAATACGGCCGGTTCTTATGGAATGCCGATGCGTATCCTCGCTTACGATGCCAGTACGCAGACCATTAACCTGTATGACACCAGCCTGTTCCGAAAGCTGGGCACGAACGGTTTCTATATCGCAAGCTGGTATCTGAGCAAGCTGTATAATCCGCATATCAACCCGGATGTGACCTTTATCGTAAACGGAAAGGAATACAAAGCTGGTGACCTGTTTGCGGACAATGAGGCATCCTTTATCCCGAAGCGTATTACTGACTATGTTCAGAAAGCAGTATCGGGTAACACAGAGGATGACATCGTGACCCCGTCCCATTGGGACTGCATGGAGGGGCGGCAATTGTCTATCTTCTATGACTGCCTTTCCCGGCATGATGGCAAGGAAAATCTGTATGTGTTCGCCAAAGGTACGAATGCGCCGACGTTGACCCGGAACGAATACTGCATGAACTACACCCCGACCACTGAAAGCTCGGATTTCTCCCTGACGGTTCGCCGTCTGGATGAGAATGACTGCCACATCGTTTCTTCCAAAGCGGTGCAGGTGAAAGTCCACCATAAGCTGAAGAATAAGCTCACGAAGAATGTCTGCATTTGCGGTGATTCTCTCGTGGACAATGGTCATGTGGCAACGGAAGTGTACCGGCTGCTGGCAGAGGATGGCGACTGTGTGATCCATCAGCTCGGCACGAGAGGCCCGGACGGTGGTAAGCATGAGGGGCGCGGCAGTTGGACCTTCGCCCGGTATCTGGCAGACAGCGACTACGCCGGCAAGACCAATGCTTTCTGGGATAAGCTCAAGAGTCGGCTGGACTTCCAGAAGTACTGTGAAACCAACGGCTATGAGGGCATCGATTACTTTCTGATTGCACTTGGCACCAATGATGTGTCTCAGGGCAGTACGCTGTACCGCACCGAGGCAGAAGTGCAGAAGTTCGTGGACCAGGCAAAGCAGTTCATTGATGCGCTGCTGGATAAGGAAACCGGCTTCCCGAACTGCAAGGTCGGTATTGGCCTTTGTGGTCCCGGCTCGGATTACTCCTACCAGTGCGGTGCAAGCATGGGCATTTTCCATATGAGCATTAATACGCTGAACCTCGCACTGATCAAGGCATTTGATGCTGGCAAGTACCATAAGAACGTGACCTGCTTTGCACATGGTCTGCGTACTGACCGCCGTCTGGCATTCCCGTATGCAGACAAGCCTGTGACGAACCGCTTTACGGAAACGAGCCGGACGCTGACCAACAGCATCCATCCTTCCGCACGAGGATATCAGGCATGGGCAGACGGTTACTACTGCCAGATCCGTGCATGGCTGACCGAGGACAGCAAGTAAATCTCCATCGTCAATGGCAGACAGGGGTTATATTTGTCTGTTAAACGGTGTTCATTATAGAAGTTTTTACACAAGGCGGCATCGACCGTCTATTTTTATGCCCAAAAGGGCGGAAAGGGTAAGATTATGCAGAATGTGATCGACAAGATTGAGTGGATGTTCGCAGGTCTGGGTGGTTTCCTGGGCTGGTTCTTCGGTGGCTTTGATGGCTTCCTTTATGCATTGGTGGTGTTTGTGGTCTGCGACTACTTCACCGGCGTGCTGGCGGCAGCCATCAAGCACGAACTGTCCTCTGCGGTCGGCTTCCGTGGTATCGCCAAGAAGGTGTGCATCTTTGTGCTGGTTGGCATCGCCAACATCATCGACACGCAGATCCTCCAGAACGGCGCGGCCATCCGTACCGCAGTGGTGTTCTTCTATCTGGCAAATGAGGGCTTGAGCTGTTTGGAGAATGCAGCAGTGATCGGTCTGCCGGTGCCGGACAAGCTCAAGGAGATGCTGGCGCAGCTGAAGGAAGAAAAGAATAAGGACGAGTAACCAATGGGGAGAGGTGTAACAGCCTTTCTCTGAATTTTATAGGAGGCAAACATTATGAGTAAGAAAGAGTATCCCGCAAAGCTGACGACTGGCTATTACCGTGTGCGTGAGGTCTGGGAGGATGAGGCATCTCAGCTGGGCGCGTACCGTTTGCTGGCGAACGCAAAAGCCAAGTGCGATGAGAATCCCGGCAGTCGTGTGTTCGACAATGACGGCAATGTGATCTACCCGGAGGAAGCTGTGCTTGTTACCGGAGCAGAGGAAGAAGAGGAGCATCCGGTACAGGATGAGCCAGAGGAAAAAGGGCCGGAAACCGAGGAACAGCCCAAGGAAGATGCCCCAGCAGATAAGGAGAAGTCTGACGAGGAGAAGAATCAGGAGTCCGCTGTGGACGAGAATGAGTTCCCGACCGCAGAGGAGCTTCCGGCCACCATTGCCTATGGCAAGCTCAAGACTCTCATGAATATCCGCAAAAACCCCAGTCTGGATGCGGAGATCGTAGCGGTCTACAAGAAGAACACCCTTGTGGAGATCATCCAGTTCTGCGATGGCTGGCTGAAGATCAAGTGCTCGGAATCGGAGGATGGTGTGGCGTATGTTCTGAACAGCGCGGACACCTATGCGTTCACTGCCAGCAAGATCTATGAGGTCCGTCCCGGCGACAACCTCTGGAAGATTGCGGTGACTGAACTGGGAGATGGCAATCGCTGTGCGGACATCCGTGCCTTGAACGGTCTGACTTCCAATGCCATCCGGGTCGGTATGAAACTGCTGATCCCGTGACAACAAAATAACCACAGCACAAGGCTCGGAGCAATCCGGGCCTTAACTTTTTTCATGAGGGAATCACTATGGGATATACCAATAGTCCACTCGTTGTTTATACCAAACTCTCCCCGAACCATTCTGGGCAGAGAACACAGAGCATTGACCGCATCACACCGCATTGTGTGGTCGGTCAGCTTTCTGCAGAAAGCATCTGCGGCTGCTTCACCAGCACGAGTCGTCAGGCAAGCTGTAACTACGGCATCGGCACGGATGGTCGTGTATCGCTTTGTGTCGAGGAAAAGAATCGCAGCTGGTGTTCATCCAGTAATGTCAATGACCAGAGAGCAGTTACCATCGAATGTGCCAGTGATAAGAGTGAGCCGTATGCTATGAACAGTGCAGTGTACAATTCGCTCATCAAGCTCTGCATCGATATCTGCCAGCGTAACGGCAAGAAGAAGCTCTTGTGGCTGGGCGATAAGAATAAAACTCTCAATTACGCGCCGGCAACAGATGAAATGGTGCTGACGGTTCACCGGTGGTTTGCCAACAAAAGCTGCCCCGGCGACTGGCTCTATAACCGTCTGGATGATCTGGCCGCAAAAGTAACGGCGGCACTGAGCGGTTCATCTACTTCATCCGGTATGCAGGCAACTTCGCTGAAGAATCTCACCGAGGCAGAAGCAGTTGCAAAGATTGGTCCGCTGTTTACTGCGAACCAGAAAACCACGGGCATCCTTGCTTGCGTGTCGATGGCACAGTTCATTCTGGAGTCTGGATACGGCAAATCCGAGTTGGCGCAAAAGGCCAATAACTGCTTCGGCATGAAAACCTCTCTTTCTGGGAACAGCTGGCCGAATTCCGCATGGGACGGCAAGTCCGTCTACACGAAGAAAACGCAGGAGCAGAATGCAGCCGGCTCGATGGTCACGATCACCGCCGACTTTCGCAAGTACGCTTGTGTCGAGGACTCCATTGCCGACCATGCGGCGTATCTGCTTGGTGCGATGAACGGCAGTAAGAAACGCTACGAGGGTCTGGAGGGCTGTACCGATTGCAAGAAAGCGGCACAGATCATCAAGGATGGCGGTTACGCCACCAGCCACACCTATGTGCAGAATTTCTGCAATATCATCGAGCGTTGGAATCTGACACAGTACAATGCCACCTCCGGCAGCAGCACCACCATTTCTGGCTGGTACCGTGTGCGTAAGAGCTGGCAGAATGCTGCGTCCCAGAAGGGCGCATTCCATGACCTCACCTATGCGAAGCAGTGTGCGGATAAGAATCCGGGCTATTATGTCTTCGACCCGGATGGTAAGGCAACCTATCCTGTGACCCAAACCTCGTCTGTCCCGTATGCAGTCCGGGTGTCCATCAGCAATCTCAATATCCGCAAGGGTCCGGGCACGAACTATGCGAAGACCGGGCAGCACACCGGCAAGGGGGTGTTCACCATTATTGCGGAATTTGCCGGCGCGGGTTCCACGAAAGGCTGGGGCAAGCTGAAATCCGGTGCAGGCTGGATCAGTCTGGATTACGCCGCTCGTATCTAAAACAGTCCCCGTCCTCCTTGGGCGGGGCGTACATATGGTGCAAATAGGACAATAATCAACCGCATTATTCTCCGTCTTTCTGCGGCCAAATTTACTTGATAATATCACGAAACAGAGGGAATATGTGACTGCCCAAAGAGAAGAAGCGGGCAGGAAGGAGCGATGATTTATGAGTGCTGGTACGGATTTCCTTGCAAGTTTGCAGAAAAAGACTGTGAAAAGTACAGTCCAACAGAAACAGCAGAAGAGAGCGAATGCATCTGCTGTGGATGTCTCGGCTTTACTGGAAGCCGCTCTCAGGCAGAAGAAACCTACGGAAGCTGTGGCAGATGTTCGTCAAAGTGCGGATGTCGCCACAGCTTCTTTTTTACCACCGACTGACACGCATCAAGGCAAGTCTACTCAACAAAAGCCGAAAAGCGCGTCAGATAAAGCAGTACCACAGAAGCAATCAACCTCAAAATCCAAAGACATCGTTGATGCCGGTATCACAGCCCTTATCCAGAAAGCTCTGGATGCCAAAAAGGTTATGGAGCAGCCGGATATTGCAGAAAGGCTGCAAAGTAGTATGGAGAGCGAGTTTACACAGCTTTTCGCTGCCGAGAATGAACCGCAGGAAAGCAAGTTTGTTTCGACTGCGACATTCCGCACCACCAAAAAGAAGATTGGAAGCATCCGTGTGGCGGCTTATATCCGCGTGTCCACGGATATGAGCGACCAGGAGAACTCATACGAAACGCAGGAAAAGTATTTTAATCAGCTGATTCAAAGCAATCCGGAATGGAATGCAGTCGGCGTGTACTCCGATTACGGTATCTCCGGCACTTCCAAGGAAAAGAGAACTGGATTCCGCAGGCTGATGCGCCACTGTAAGGATGGCAAAATCGACCGCATTGTGTGCAAGTCCATTTCCCGATTTGCCCGAAATACGGCTGACTTTATGACGGCACTGGATACCCTGCACGACTGCGGAGTGACGATTCTGTTCGAGAAAGAAAATCTGGATACGGCAGACCCGACCAGCGACTTCATCCTTACAACGCTGGCCGCCATCGCACAGGAAGAAAGCCGCAGCATTTCCGGTAACATCCGACAGGGCAATAAGATGCGCTTTCCGAAAGGGGAAGTTCCCAACAAGATTATGTACGGATACCGCTACAACGGGAAGATGGTTACTTCCGAGAGCGGATATGAGTATAAAGACATCGAGGTCGTGGAAGAAGAAGCCAAGGTCGTCCGGCGCATTTTCAACGAAGTCGTGGAAGGCAAAGCCTATACGGAAATCGCAAGGGGACTGAATCTGGATAAGATTCCGGCTCCGGAGTCAGATATGGCGAGGGCCAGAAAGCGGAATTCCAAGAAAGGACAGCTGAACAGTGATTTACAGGACGGCTGGACTGGAGGGAATATCACGAGAATCGTCCGTGCCGAGCGATACATGGGAGCAGTTCTCATTCAGAAGGTGTTCACACCGGATTATCTGACCCATACGGTTCAGAAAAACAACGGTGAAGTTCCACAGTATTTTGTCCGGAACCACCATCCGGCAATCATTGATGAGGATTTGTTTCAAAAAGCGCAGGAAGTCGTAAAGGCAAACAGTGAACTGTATAACAGGACAAGGTTCAAGAAGAAGCCGAGAGCATTTTCTCAGAGGCTCATCTGTGGGGAGTGTGGACGGTTCTACTCTGTGACAAATGGAAACGGAAGCAATCCCATTTGGAGATGCCCTACGAGCAGCCAGACGACTGGAAAGTGCATCTGCCATGCAGAGAAAGTATACGAGGAACAGATTGTTCGTGTATTCCGTAAGGCGATTCTGGAACGGTTCCGGCTGACCATCAAGCCCATTCACGACAATGTGGCTGTGGCAGATATCATGAGCGGACGTTTCAAAGAGCAGTATGACAACTTCACACCGGAAGCGGATTCCTTTGTGAGCCAGATGCTTGCAAGACTGGAAAGCATTCAAAAGCTGGACTTCATGGAACGCGACCGTGCTTTTTATAAAAAGCAGATTGCCGCCGCCCACACCAGTGTGGAAAGCACCAATAAGAAGATTCGGCTTCTGAAAAGTCAGGTAGATGTGATGCATACTCGTCTGGAAGTCCTCGGAGATGAGATGATCAGTCCGGCTTCCATTGAGGAAAAGAAAAAACTCATTGAGAAGCTGGAGCAGGATGTTCAAAAAGACACAGACACTGAGCAGAAGCTGACCGAACAGCTCGACTACATGGAAAACTACTGGGAAGAGCTGGAGAGCGACTATGAACGCAGGGAAAAGGCAATCGAGTGGATGAAGAACCTCCCGGTGGGTCGGGATGGTACGGTGGCTTTCTTAAATGAAGTGACCGAAGAACACTGCAAGGCATTTATCCTTTCGATTACCATCTATTCACCGCTGAAGTTCACGGTTCACTGGTTTGATGATACCAAGACCGAGGTGCAGATGGATTCCAACATTGAAGATTACCGCAATACCGCAAGCTACTATGACGGGCATACGATGCGTGATGGCAGCCAGCGGAAAAAGTATGTAAGAAGAACCAGAAGAAAATAAGAGCCAGTCATAAGGCTGGCAGAAAGGGGCAGATTATGACAAGACAAAAAGTAGATGTGATTCCCGCCAGTGTACGTTCGGTACAGAACGGCGGTCAGCTCAAAAGCCAGACCAATATCCGAGTGGCAGCCTACTGCCGTGTCTCCACGGGAGATGAGAGCCAGCAGACTTCCTACACGACCCAGAAAGCATTCTACAAAGACCTCATCACTCGGAAAACCGGCTGGATTTTTGCTGGCATCTATGCAGATGAAGCAAAGTCTGGTACGAACCGAGAGCATCGTGAGGAATTTAACCGCATGATGAAGGACGCGATGGATGGCAAGCTGGACTACATTGTTACGAAGTCCATTTCCCGATTCGCACGAAATACCATCGACTCCCTGACCTGTACCCGTGAGCTTCGACAGTTGAAGCCGCCCGTGGGTATCTACTTTGAAAAAGAAAATATCGACACGCTGGATGCCAAAGGCGAACTGATTTTGACGATTCTTTCGGCTTTGGCACAGGATGAGAGCCGTTCCATTTCGGACAATATCCGCTGGAGCATCCAGAAGAAGTTTCAGGCTGGTGTTCCGCACATCAATCTGAAGCGGATGCTGGGGTATGAGCTGGGGCCTAATAAGCAGTGGGTCATCGTGCCAGAGCAGGCAGAAATCATCCGGTACATTTTCGACCGCTATGTGAAAGGACAGACGGCGAATAAAATTGCACGGGAACTGAACCAGATGGAGAAGCTCACGGTCAACGGGAAGAAGTGGAGAGCAAGTTCCATTCTGATCGTCCTGCGGAATGAAAAGTATGTGGGCGACATCGAGATGCAGAAGACCATCACCAAAGACTTCCTGACCCACCGTTCCAGCATCAACAAGGGCGAGGCACCCCGTTACTATGTGAAAAACCATCATGTGGGCATCATCGACCGTGTAACTTGGGACAAGGTGCAGACCATGCTGTTCGAGAAGCCGAGGACGGACATGACCAAAGGCCCCGGCAAGAAAAAGGTAAAGAGCATCAAAGGTTCTCCATTTGGAAACCTGCGCTGTGGTGCAATTTTGGAGAACGGACCGGATGCCGGAAAGCCCTGCGGTGAGGGATTCTTCCGTGTGACCTACACGGGAGTGGCAAACGGTTATACTGATGAGCGGAGCTTACAGGCGACCGGGGAGGATACCGGAGAGTATCTGGAAAAATACACCTATTCCTATCCAGTCTGGCGGTGTAAGAGAAAAGTTGGAGAGAGGGATGGTGAACCGCCGAAGAATAGTACACCCGACCAGAAAGCGTATTGCCGGAGCAAACTTGGACGCTTGTCGGATGAGGAACGCAAAGCCGCTGATGAGCGGTGTCCATCGGAAGTCTACCATGAATGTGCGCTGGAACAGAGCTTCATGGAACTGCTCTACAGCATGAAGCGTGATTATGAACAGCACGGAGACGCTTCCATGATCGTGACCATGTTCGATAACGCCTATGAGCAGGCTGTCCAACTGGCAAACAACAGCAGTATCTCGGTACAGAGGATGGCGACCGTAGAGAACCAGATTAAAGAGATGGAAGAACGCCTGCAGGATGCTATCAGCCATCAGGTGGCGGCTCTTCGGGAAGCTGCTCTGGAGCAGAGTGCGGAACTGAACGAAGCCCTTTCCAATGGTGAGATGACCATTGATGATATCGACATGGACATCCGAAGCGGACTGACACCGGGTAGTATCGGAGTGAGCTTCTATGGGACGGAAACGGAGGAAGGCTCGGAAGCCCAGATTTATACGGAGCTTGTGAATGACCTGCAGGAACGCTTGCAAACACTCAGGCAGGAACGGCAGACTATTGAAGAAGAGCAGGGTGTTCTGGCCATCATGAAGAAGAACTTTGAATACTTCCTCGCCTGCCTGAAAGAACTGCCGGATGCCAATGCAAGTGGGATGCCCCTGAAAGTCAACGGGCTGGATGTACAGGGAAGCCTGATGCGAGATGCCGAGGGAAAGCCAATTGATGGAAAGACCGCTGCCGTCCACAATGGAAAAATCAAGTTGACGCCTGAGCGGATTGCGGAAGCCCCCGATATGCTTCATTTTGAAAAAGGTATCTATTGTGCTTTCATTGAAAGTGGAGTATTGCAGGGAGATGTGGCGACCTACAAGACAAACTTCGGTGTGACACTGACTTCAAAGGGTAACCGTAGAACACTCACCAGCTTCATGGGCTATAAGCGGAGTGACCTGAACGGCAATGTGGTCTACATTGATGCCCCTTACAAAGTGTACGGATTCAGCATTCAGTACCGCCGGTATCTGACAACCGCTGCAAAGCGTGAGAGGAAAGAAGCAGTATAAGGATGAGATATGACCCTGCTGGGTGTGGCTTTTGTGGCTGCATCTGGCAGGGCCTTTTTTGTTTGTGGGAGATTTTATTCTTTTTTACATGTGGGGATTGCTATGTGCAGAGATCTGTTATATGTTGTGGATGACGAGGAATACACATAGCAGGAGAGATGACGATATGAAAAAATTATCGTGGTTATCGGTAGAGGATTATGGAACAACACCATTGGAAGTGATAATCGTGAGTGCAATGAAAGGGTATCTGGGAGAAATGCCAGAGAGTAAAGCATTGAAAAAGATCGAGGAAGTCTTTGACCCAAAGGTCATCCGGCTGTTCGGTGACGATGGCGCACCAATGCCCGTACAAAGCACTGTTGACGGTGCAAAATTCGCTGCATTCATCGACGAGGCAGTAGCTGATGTGGTGAAACGAATGGAATCGGACATGAGCGACATCGGGCAGATTGCACTGGAGGCTTTGCGAGATATAGACGGGAAGGTGATCGTTGAAACGATGAGTCCTGAGTTTGTGAGCTTCCTAGGGGATGTGTATAGAAGTTTGAAATTTGACAAATAAAAACGGAAAACCCGTTGATATTTTCTGGCGATAGGGGTATAATAAGATTGCAAGAAAATAAAAACGATAAATCCGTTTTTAGAAGGGAGAATGATACATGAAAATACTCCGTATCACCGCACAGGGACTTCCACTGTTTAAAGAAAACCTGGATATCTGTTTTTACACACAGCAGCGCGTAAGTGAGGATGATAAGTGTAGTCTATATAATTTGATTGATAATTATTATCTTCACACTACCAATGCGTTTATTGGAATCAATGCGTCTGGTAAGACCTCTGTGTTAAAGGTTATCAATTTGGCTCTGAACATTGTAAAGAATGAGCCCATTAATCATGTAGAGGCAAAAACTATTCTTGGTGGAGCAAGAGAAGCTACGATTTGCACTTATTTTTATGATAATCGTAAATATGTCTGCTGCCTAGAAACTGTAATTACGGCAAAAAAAGCAAAGGCAGGAGATTATGTGTATTCGATCCTGTCCGAAAGACTGTGGGAAAAATCAATTGTCAGTATCAAGTCGAAGAAGTATTTGACGGATTTCACCGGAATGGAGCCTGTGGCATCGCGTAATAGCGATGAAGCATATCTTTCAGATGATGTCAGCTTTATCATTGCACATAATAAAAAAGCAAATGATACGGTGGAAGTGTTTAGCTTACTTTCTTACACGAATGTGAATGTGCTTCCCTTTACTGAGGATATTCCATTGGAAGTGATTGCTTTTCTGGACCCAACCATTGAAAAATTGTGCTTCGAGCAAACAGAGGGAAAGACATTTATCCATTTGAAATTCCGAAATGAAGATGAAATTGTTTTAAACAATGCAGTGGACCTTGAGCAGTATCTGTCTTCCGGTACAATCAAAGGTATTATTACATTCTCAATGGTGAAGGAGGTACTTCAATCTGGTGGATACTTGCTGGTAGATGAAATTGAAAACCATTTTAATAAGGAAATTGTAACAACACTGATTCGTTTCTTTATGGATGGCCGACTTAACAAAAAAGGTGGAACACTGATTTTTACAACACATTATCCAGAGTTGTTGGATGAATATGACCGCAATGATGGAATTTGTATCGTAAGAAACCGTAATGGCATCACAGTAGAAAACCTGAGCTATATATTGAAACGTAATGATATTAAAAAAAGCGATGCATATCAGAGTGGATTTCTGGAAGGAACGACCCCTGCGTATGAGGCCTATATGCGCTTGAAGAAGAACCTGGCTGCTTCAATTCATTAAGGAGGCGGCAGAATGGAATTGGCAAAATATAAGGCGTGTATCTGCGAGGGTTCGGCGGAGGCTGCGATTATCGATATACTGGTCGATAATGACCTTTTGATCTTTACCAGAGAAGAAATGCTCAATGAAGAAGTTATCCGATGCAGGAACGCAAAGAAATTTGAGGAACGTTACTTACGTAAGGAATTTGCAGATCAGGTTTCTGTCATACGGATTCTAGATTCGCGCAGGGAAGAATTTCGACTCAGCAAGGCATACGAAAATAAGATTGATGTTATTAATGTCATTACAGCTCCCGAAATAGAAATGTTGATTATCCATAATGAGGGAGAGTATGAACATTTTAAGCGTTCTGGGAAGAAGCCGAGTGAGTTTTGTAAAGTGAATCTCCGTATGCATAATGTAAAGTCGTATGAATTCGTGAAAGACTATTTTAGTGATCCACAAACACTGGTGGGGGCGATTAAAGAATATCGTAGAACCGCAAATATCCCAAATGGAGAATACTGCTTGTCTGACTTGCTAAAGCAATGAGAAACGGCAGTCATGTACAAGGCCACAGGAGATATAAGAAAAGAAGCGCATAATTGAAAATAATTGGCCCACTGGCGCACTGTGTAGAATCCTACATGGTACGTTGGTGGGTTTCTTTTTTTGCCTTACCCGCATGAACCACAGACAGCACCTCGGTGTGATCCGAAGTGCAGCTGTGGCTTATGCGGGCTTTTTTGTTATATGGTCAACGAGTTACAAAGTCAGATGCCTAACCCGTATAAAATCGCTTTCATCTCCTTTACCATCCGGGTGAGGATTTCCTGTTCAGTTGCATTGCAGTCCAAAAGCAGTCGGTGAATCTCCGTATCAGCTGTAGAGGTGGAATGCGTCAGGCTGTCTACGAGAAGGTCGTCTGCCGATACATTCAAGATATTTGCAATCTGCACGAGAGATTCCAAACTGGGCTTACTCTTTCCGAGTTCAATGTTGCTGATGTGCTTATAGCCAACCTCACACCTGAAAGCGAGTTCTTCCTGTGATAAATTTCCTTTGTTCCTAAAATTGGCGATGCGCTGTCCAAGCGCAGTATAGTCAATTGCCATACAGTCCTCCTTATGGTTTACCCGCATAAGGCTGATATGATTATCTCGCAGGAGAAAATGTATGGCAACAGAGTGAGGACACTCTAAGACCGCAGAGCCACTTACCCCTATCAGTAGTGTGGTCTTAGCCTGTTATTCCACCTGATAGGTGGAATTTTCGACTTCATTCCATCTGACAGGTGGAAGTCAAAGCACCGCACATATTCTATAATATAAATGTAGTAAAAGACTGCAATTGGAAAGGAAAGACAATGGCAAGTAAAGAGCAAGTGGGGATTCTTACATTATATAGTGATGTACAGGCGACTTCTGTTCGCTGGCTGTGGTATCCGTTCATTGCAGTTGGAAAGATCACATTGCTTCAAGGCGACCCCGGTGACGGAAAGTCCACAATGATGATGAATCTGATTGCCGGTTTGTCCAATGGTGGGAGCCTCCCGGATGGTAAGCCGGTCGGGATGCCACAGAGGGTTATTTATCAGTGTTCGGAAGATGGCGTTTCGGATACCATCAAGCCTCGGCTGGAAAAGTGCGGAGCCGATTGCAGGAATGTGGCGTTCATAAATGAAGAAACCTACAGTGGGCTGACGCTGGATGATGAACGTATCCGGCAGGCTATTATAGAATTCCGGCCGAGGCTGGTAGTCATCGACCCGATACAGGCGTATCTCGGAAGTGACTCTGACCTCCAGATTGCAGGCAGAGCCAGAAAGTTGATGCAGCGTCTTGGAATGTGGGCATCCGTATATGATTGTGCCATTGTGCTGATCGGTCACCTCAACAAGAAAGAGGGAACAAAAGGTCTGTATCGGAGTCTCGGCAGTATCGATGTGGTGGCGGCTGCCCGGAGTGTCCTGCAGGTGGAGAGAGATCCAGAGAACGCCGATATCCGCATCGTCCGGCAGATAAAGAACAGTCTGGCTCCATCCGATGGTGAAATCCGGTTTTCGATAACAGCAGAGCAGGGCTTCAAATGGCTGGAATGTGAAGTTGCACCAAATCCGGCAGCAGAGCCGGAAGCACCAAACTTTGAATCGAAAGCCGAGAAAGCGGCCTATCTGATTAAGAAACTGCTTTCAGAGGGTGATATGAGATCCAGAGAAATCTACATAAGGCTGAGCGATGAAGGTATCAGCCGCAGGACAGCAGAAAACATAAAAAAGGAACTCGGCATCCGAAGTTACCGGAGGATGCGTCAGTGGTATTGGAGCATCCAGCCGGAAGATTGAGAGGAAACAAATGACAAAAAGTGAACGGCAAGAGCGCAAACAAAAAATTAGAGAACGTTATAAAGGCACGGATACATCCAGAATTAAAGTAATTCCTGCGAAATCTTCAGAGAACTTGGAAACAAGCAACACCATTCGTCGTGTTGCTGCTTATGTACGTGTTTCAACTGATAATGATGAACAGACTTCATCCTATGAGCTTCAGAAGAATTATTATACTAAGTATATCAAGGCGCAACCAGGTTGGGAGTTCGCTGGAATTTATGCTGACGAGGGCATCAGTGGTACTTCTCTTGAGCACCGAAAGGGAATGCAGAAGCTAATTGAAGATTGTAAAGCTGGGAAAATTGACCTTATACTTACAAAATCGATTTCTCAATTCGCTAGAAACATTGTAGATTGACTTTCAATAGTTGGTATGTTGAAGGATCTTGAGCCACCCGTAGGTGTAAAGTTTGAAACAGATAATATTTCAACGTTAGACATCAATGGACGGATGCTCTTGTCCATTGTGGCTTCTTTGGCAGAGGAGGAATCTCATAATAAATCTCTTCTGATGAATTGGTCTCTTGAACAACGTTATAAAGACGGAATGTTTCTTATTCCAGAACTTTTGGGGTACGATCTGGATGAAAATGGTAACCTTGTGGTTAATCCAGAAGAAGCACAGACTGTAAAGGTGATTTATTATTTGTATTTGAACGGATTCTCGCTTACGGAAATTGCTGAACTGTTGACCGATTATAGAAGGAAAACAAAATTAGGTAATACAGAATGGAATCCAAGTTCTTTGGCTGCTGTGATCGCCAATGAAAGACATTGTGGAGATCTTTTAGCAAGAAAAACTTACACACCCAATTATTTGACTCATAAATCGAAGAAAATCAAAAATAACGAACGTGCACAATATTGGAATTTCGACCATCATGAGGCAATTGTATCCAGAGAGGTCTATAATGCAGCAAATCATCTGCGAGCATCCCGGAGCTATGCAAAGCGAAAACGTCCTCTGCCAGTTTTGAGTGTGGTCGATGACGGCATTCTTCGTGGATATGTACCTTTCGACAAAGACTGGACAGGATTTTCAGCAGAGGAATATCGAGAGGCTTCTGAAAGTGTAATGCTGGAGAAAGAAACTGACACGGTAGAAGTCATGAATCGTTTGGATTTGACCGGCTATGAAGTAGTCCGTGCACAGTATTTCTCGACTTTGCGGAATCCGGCCATGACGATTTCAAATGGAAGGTTGCGGTTTAATACAGCTTGTCTGAAAAAATTTGAAAATGTTGAGTATGTAGAACTGCTTCTGAACTCGGTTGACCGCTGTGTTGCTATCCGCCCCTGCGAAAAGAGCAATCCGAATGCAATTCATTGGGGGCGATTGAAAGAGGGACGGTGGTGTGCCAGTACACTTGTTTGCCGTGGTCTAGCAAAAGCACTTTTTGACATCATGGAATGGGAAGATGGCTTAAAATACCGTTTTCGTGGACAGTTTGTGGAGCAGGGCGATAATAAGTTGATGCTCTTTGAACTGGACGAACCGGAAATGGTCAAAGTCGAAGAAATCGTTCTTCCGCCCAAGGGAGAAGATGCTGAAGGCGAAACAGTTAAGCAGACGATTTACATTCTTCCGCCGGAATGGGCAGGAACCTTTGGACAACCAATCACAAGCATTGCGCAGATTAGCCTCTTACAACAGAAACATTATGCCGGAAACTGGGATGTACTTAGACCAGCAGCAGAAATAGAAGAAATGAATACATTTACGGTAGAAAATTTAAATGCGTTGCTTCACGAAGCGGAAGAAATAATGGAAGGATGGACTGATACAGATGGAGGAGAACAAAACGAGTGTTCCGATGAATGAACAGTCAGTAGAAAATGATAGAGATGCACGGGCTGAAGAACTGGAAAGTACATTTTCGTATGACGGATACCAAGTCGTGCGTAAGGAACTTTTTGCACATCTGCGTGACCCGGCCATCGTGATCCGCAAGGACAGCATCACGTTCAACACGGCCTGTATCACTGGGCTGGAGGATGTGGTCTATGTACACGTCATGTTCAACAGCGACTTGAAGCGCATTGTCGTGCGCGGCTGCGATGAAAATGAAAAAGATGCGCTACGCTGGTGCATCGCCAAGGAGGACAAGCGCAAAAGTCGGAAGATGTCCTGCAAGCCTTTTTCAGAACTGGTCTATAAGGAAATGGGATGGGATAGGGAATGTCGGTACAAGATGCTGGGCTACAGAATCACCTTTGAGGGTGAAACTTTGTACGTTTTTGATCTGCTCGTGCCAGAGGTTTTTTATGAACCCCAGAAGCGCAAGAAGGGTGCTGCTCCTCAGACACAGGATGTAAGACCTGCGAATGCGAGAAAGGGATTTTACCCAGATGATATTGCAGGTACTTTCGGTGTGCCAGTGGAAGAACATCTAAAAGAATCCGAAATCAAGCAGATGGACGGATATGTGTCGATGGGCATCTTGACAGGAAAAAATGAACCCGACACCGGAAATAAATAAAAACACTCAACAGAAACCAAGGGAGAAGTGCGCCCATTTTTAAGGAGGGGAGAGAAGTGAATGAAAGAACATGGAATCAGCGGATGCTGGGCCTGACCTTTAATGCTGTAGATGGAAGAATCACTATCTTCCGCAGTACATTGGAGGAACTCGGCTGGCCGACCAACTATCGGTTTCTGTATAATCGGAAAGCAAAACAGGTAGCAGTCCAGAACTGCGCGGCCGAAGATGCAGGTTCTCATAAGACACCGAAGCTGAATGTGAGCAACAGCTGCGAAATCAAGTGTATGGCGTTTGTGAGGATGATCTATCGGGATATGCGGTGGAACCAGGACAATACATATCGTCTGGAGGGGAAAAGTATCCCCGGACAGCAGCTTGTGAGCTTCGATTTATCTTCCCCGTTTTTAGTGGAAAACGGAATAGCTCTGGACGAAAATCTAAGCCCAACAAAGCCCCTGTGTGGCGAAGAAATGTCCTCTGCGGAAAGTTCCTCGGCCTTGCCGATAAAACGCGACAGTGGGGCAGTGTAAGGGGCGTGTGGCGAAGCAGGCCAAAAAAAGCCCACCGGGTCACGGTCCAGGATGCTTGCAAGGCAGCAAGGCGGAAGGTGACCGGGTGGGCAGGAGACATTTTGGATGAGTCTACTCAACAAGTGAATAAAATCACTTTTGTATCTGCGAACGACAAAAATAAGTGATTAAGCTCACTTATAGCTATTGAAAATAAGTGATTCTGTTCACTTAGAAAAAGTGAGCTTTTTACGCCATCCTAGATTTTAGATGAAGTCGTCATCCAGCAAAAATAAGTGAATATAATCACTTAAAAACATCAAAAATCCAAATAAGTGAGCTTAATCACTTATCCGAAGAAAAGTGAACATTTTACTCCCTGACCGGGTTTGAGGTCGTCGATTAGTCCATAATCGACGGCTTCTTTTTTATGCTCGAAAAAGGGGGTATGTAGCTACATAACGCAATAAGTGAGCTTTATACGCCACTGTCGAGCAACTTCGCCGCGGTATGTTTAGTCCAGAAACTACGATAGCCACACCCAGCACTTTGACACATCGGCAGTCGAAGCTGTCATCAAGCTGGTTATGGAATATAACCCGGATGCCATCATGGTAATCAAGTCCACGATTCCTGTGGGCTATACCGCCTCTGTGCGTGAGAAGTTCAACAGCAAGAACATCATCTTCAGTCCGGAGTTCCTGCGTGAATCTAAGGCTCTGTACGATAACCTTTATTTTAATGACACGACTTCCCAAACCGCATATCTTTCAATGCTTGCAGTTGCAAAGGAATATCAGGGTAAGAAACTGGCATCTTCGCTATTGGCTGAGTTTGAAGATTATGCAGTTCAAAATGGACTGCCTTGAATATGTATAAAAAGCTGGAATTTGTAGATTGGGTTCTTCCAAATGAGCCAAGACCGGAAGACAAACATTTAATAAGATGGCTCTCATAAAGTTCTATTTGCTCTGATGCGAGGAAGATAAATGAATGCGAATTTAACCAAGACTCAAAATTTTAGGGGGGGTAAGGAGTTCTAATATTGAACTTTTTCGAATCCTCTCAATGCTGATGATTGTAGCCCACCATTATGTCGTAAATTCTGGATTGCTGGACTGTATAGAAAAGCAATCACAGCTAGGAGTAAAAGATTATTTCCTACTGTTATTCGGCTGGGGAGGAAAGACAGGCATTGATTGCTTTGTTTTAATCACAGGATACTTTATGTGTACCTCAGATATCACAAAAAAGAAATTTTGCAAATTACTAGGCGAGGTTTATTTTTATAGAATAGTTATATGATTAGCGCCTATTAGGAAAACACACTGTCAAAGGGGTTCGTAGCGGGGGTTAGCCCGCTACTGCGGTATCTTCCGTAGTGTTGATTTCAATGTACTCGGCAATCTTGCGGAGCTCG